GATTTAAAACGAAAAGCTCTTGTCGTATTAGATCAGACTTTCCCAGAGTACCAAAGCATCTTTTCGGATGTTTTTGGTAAAACTTCTTCACAAATCTTACTTGAATATTCCTCTCCCAGTGACTATGAACAGATATCTATTGATGATTTAACACAAATAATTGAGCAAACCAGTCGTAACCGACTTGGGAAGAAAACAGCCAACAAACTAATGGAATTAGCCTCTAATTCGTTTGGTGTTACCTTCTGTAAAAACGCTTTTTCCTTTCAACTAAAAATGTTGATGGAGCAAATTCGTTTTATCGAAGATCAAATCAAAGAGTGTGAAGAAGAAATGTCACAACTTTTAATTGATTTAGATACTCCTATCATGACAATACCTGGCGTTGGACCGATTTTAGGTGCCACTATACTAAGTGAAATTGGGGATATACACCGCTTTGACAAACCATCTAAACTTGTCGCTTACGCAGGCATCGATGCCTCTGTGTCCCAATCTGGGCAATTTGAATCCTCAGGTACGTCTATATCCAAGCGTGGTTCTTCTCATTTGCGTAGAGCCTTATTCCAGGCGGCTATTACAGCTCATAAACATGACCCTGTATTAAAAGCCTTTTATGAAAAGAAACGAAAGCAAGGAAAGCACTACTATGTTTGTATAGGAGCCGTAGCTAGAAAGCTGTGTTACATTATCTACGCCATTCTTAAAAGCAATAAACCGTATGAAGTTCCTCCACATTCACCAGTAGAAACTTGATTCTTTCATTTTTTTGAAAACCCTTAGGTTTATTTGGTGTGCCCTTTTTTAGATGAACCAATAGTTAAATGATATAGCGTTGTATGAATACTTTATGAAGACGTTTAGCCACTTCCTATCGAATCCAGTGGATTTATTTTCAAAATCCTCTAGCAATATTTTTTGAAAATGTCCCCTTGACTTTTCATAGTTGGTCTTTCATTAAGAAAGTGAGAATGCCACCAACAATTCCACCAACTATAAGTCGTAAAATCCAAGTAGTATTTGCGCTGATTTTATCTAGTTGTTTGTTGATATTAATAATGTCTTTTTCGTTACCTGTTGTTCGTATTTCTAACCCTTTAATCTCTAAACGAATGTCCTTGATCTCTTGTTTAATTTCTTGAACATCGTTTCTTACATCTTGTAACCCTTCCATTTTGACCACCTCATTTCAAAATAAAAAGAGAGACTCTTGTCCCTCTTTCATACGTACATTTAAACAAACCGTCTAAATACCGCCTTTTAATATTAATCCTAGAACTGCCATTACTATTGCACTAATCACAATTCTTAAGATCCAAGTTGTATTTGTGCTGATTTTTTCTAATTGTGTATTAATTGTTGAAATATCTTTTTCATTAATGGTTGTACGAGTTTCTAAATTACGAATATCTCGCATAATTTCTTTTTGTTCTGATTTAAGTCTATCAATCTTTGTATATACATCTTCCATATATTCACATCCATCTAGAATCTATATAAAGCAATCTCTATATACTATGAGACAACCTTATTTATGGTGAATACTTTTCAGAAATTTCAAAACAAAAACCACATTCTATTCAGAATAGTATTATTTTTGAGAATCCCCTTATAATCTATTATTGTACCGTTTTATTTGTTATTGTATAAAGTAGAAAGTGGGTGTGCACATGGAAAGTATAATTTTCTCTTTAATAGTCTTCATTGTATGCTTGATGTTATTAATAATTATGAAGCGTTTTGACAGGAAGAAACAAGATAACAAATCTATTAAAAAAGAATTAAAAAATCCTTACTCAATACAAAAAAATGGTAGTCAAAACGATTCAGGAACAAATACTAATGATGCTGAAGCTGACTGGATGAATGCCGTAATGACAACCGCGTTTATTACAGCGTCTATGAAAAGTGCTCAGGATCATCAGGAAAGTAATCATCATGATTCAAACTTAGGGTATCATGAAAACGTAAATTCACAAGATTAATTAAAATTAGTGATTTAATTGACATCAAGAGTAACGTTTTTTAAATCACTTTTTATTAATCTTAATGTTCGATTCTTTTACAAAGATAACTTGCCATGCGTCAAATCTGCTCGTTAATATTTTGAACCATTTACACTCCGCTTACAGTCGCCCTTTCTTTATAATCAGTACATGTGCTTATCGTGTCATCATAAAACCCCCACTATAAACTTTTTCTAAAAATAAAAAGCATGTTATCATACATTTCTCTCTAAAAGCCGTATTTTGTGCAAAATAAAAAACAGCTTATAGCTGCTCTGGCTTTTCATTTATTAATTTTTGTACTAATTCTTTTAATGTAGACACATCGTTTGTCAGTGTTGCAACTTGCTCTTTTAGTTGTTTATTCTCACCTTTAACAGCAGTTAACTCTTCATTAAATTCATGATAATGCTGTTGGAAAGCTGCGATAAAAAGAGAAACAGTATTATATAAATTAATAGCGCGCTTCTCTTTATCGGTAAATACATCGTCCGTATCATCTGCAATCATACCGAAATAAGTTTCAATTTCTTTTGTTGTATATGGTTCTGTTTGTTCTTCTGGTTTGTTCACACGCATTTGATACAGATCATACATATCGTCCTTGAAGTTGTACTGTTTGATAGCTAAACTCATGATTTTATCAAGAGCTGAGAAAGGAATATCTTTTATATTTTCTTTCATATTTCTAGCTGATGTAGGATTAAATGCTTTCGCCCACATTTGGCCATTAGCATTTATATTTTCTTGCGCTCGTAGTGTTCTTAATTCTATATCTTTCCATCCTTGACCCATCATATCTTTAATCTGCAAGCCATTGTTATAACCTTGTACAAAACTTGACCTTATCATTGCATTACCCATGATTAAATCATGATCGGTTGCGCCGTTTACGAAATGTATTTTATAGTCACTGCCTTTTCTTTTGAAAGTAAACTGCCCCGAGTTATTTGTAAAAATATGCGGCTCAGTGGTAGTTACAGAGAAGTAACCATATCCTGGAGCCCATCCTTCAGATTCAAAAATAATATTATTCAAGTTTTGAAAACGAAATTGTCCATCTGAATATACGCTCAGATGTCCACCGTCATTATGCATTTGAATATAGTTTGACCAAATATTAGTTCCTTCTGCATTTTCTCCTTTAGAAATCCCAAATTTTGCATATGCTTTAGAAGGTTGATCGACTCCATTAATTCGCGGCATGACTTGATAAATATAAAATGACCCTGTACCAGCGTATTTTCTATTATCAGAACCAAGGACTAATGAAGGTTGAATACTTCCATCATTTGTTTCCATAAATCCTATATAGCCACGTGGCTTATCTGCATCAAAAATCTTCATGTCTTGCTTATTTATTTCAACAAATCTGTTTCCACTCGTTTTAAGTGTTACTCCTTCTAAAACTTTCCCTTTGATATGCTCAGCTGTTACATACCCTATAAGATTAATTCTGCTTCCCTGAATTAGAATTTCCTCAGCTGATTGATTAATCTGGGATATGACATCGCCTTTTTTAACCCTAGAATTAATATTTTGATTTGTTAAACTAAAAGCCGCTTCCATTTCTAAAACATAAGCAAATTTTTTGTCGGCATCCGTCTTTGAGTACACTTCAGTCGCTTTAGCACGAAAACCTATTTCTTCGGTATTTTGATCGATACTTGTTTGCATTTTTTTTGTTACTGTATCAAAATCACTTTTGGCAATCTTATCTGCCACTAAATCCACCAGTTCTTTATAGTTGGTAATGTCTTTTGGGTTTGGCATGTATACAGATGGTTCTTTACCTTGCTGTAGCTGCGGTTTTGATACCCAAATTGTACCGTTACGACGCAACCAAACGTCTCCCCGTAAGCTTGTAAATCCAGTAGCAGGAGCCTTTGCAGTTACACTTACGAGCGCCCATGCTCCGTTTATTAATGAATCTTTAATCTCTGCTTGTACAGAACTTACTTGTGTTGCACCATTATAAAATCCGATTTTAATAACTGCACCATTAGTTATAGTGTTTTTATCTGCAGTGTAAACCCACGTTGAGTATACATAGTCGCCACTATCTAAAGGTACACCAACACTTTGATAAATACCTGTGTAGCTATCCGAATTTAATCCAGATACATTAATGCGTGCAGCATTATAACCATCACACTTCCTATCTGTAACAACATCCAATGTTGCTCCAGTCACCACACCTTGTTTTGTCCACTTGGTTAAACTAGGAGTCTCATTTATTACATTACCGTTAGCATCTACTTTCTTATCTTTAAATTCCGTGTTGAATAATACGTTCGGTCCTCCAAGTCCTCCCACATAAGCTTTCATTTGTTTCTCAGAAATTTTCGAGCTTAAAGAGTCCTTTGTTCGTTCAAGCTCATTTTTCAATTCTTCAACATCCGGAACAACCGATTCCCAAGTTGTACCTGTCCAGATTTTTAAAATGCCAGGCTTGCCATTACTTATATCACGCCATAGCGTTTTGTTTGGCTTAAGATCAGTAGTTGGTGGTTCTTTACCTTCTATAATGTTAACCATATTATTTTCAATATTTTTTTTAAGTTGCTCTGATATATCTTTAGCCTCTTGTGATTCCTTTACAGCTTTTCCCGATTCTTTCTTTGCTTCTCCAGCCAACTTTTCTAGTTGTTCTAACAGTTCCTTGTTAGCCTTCCCCTCTAACCAAGCACGCATTTTGCTATATAATTTTCGTAATTCCTCGTTCGAATCTATAATCTCTCGATAGTCTCCGAATACATATTTATCTTGCGAAGGATCAGTATATGATTCATCACCAGCGATTGCCCTTGCTTCAAGGTATAACTTAGGTGTGAAGCCTGTATCTTTGATTCGGATTGTATCGCCCTCATTAATTAGTTCATGCGCTAATCCGAAAATACGTCCAATCGATTGCGCTTCTACTTCATAAGAAACTGAAGAATTGACACGTTTTTTTAATTCCGTCTTCATCAAAGTCATTAATCGTTGCGGTGTCATATTTTGATCTTCTGTTTCTGGCGTGTAGAAACCAATTTTATGTTTACCATGTGCATTCCAGCGTTGAAAGGCATCGTTATCTGTAATATAAAGAAGTCCGTTATTGATGCTCTCAACCGTGATAAGTTCGTCACCTTCACCTCGTACAAATCCGACAAGTGCTGTGCAAATATCCCTGGAATGTTCAATGCGCCTAACACCTACTAAGTCTTTTCCCAGGGTTACTTCCTTCCCTGTTTCTCTCCCTCGTTTATTTATCATATCGACGTACCATCCAGTAATTTGAGAACCAGATACTTCAACACGATATTGTATTTCCACCTCAAACAAAGCCGCAATTTTCTTTAAAAAAGTGAGGGGATCGATGAATTCATCAATAGTCATCGTGTGGAATGAAGAATAATCCGTTATTCCACGTTGCCATTTTGAATCGGCAAGAGCGATATCAATAAACGTATTAACTGTTTCGCTCTCTATACGTTGAGGTTTAATAATCCCATCTTTGGCTATTTGAACCCAGGCACCGGAAGAGTGTACAGTTAATGATCTATCATCAGAGTCTTTTTCTACTTCATTATTGATAACATACGGAACAATTCGACCATCTCGTACTTCCTTTAAAACCAAGTTCTGCTGTTGTAATGTAATTGCATGTGGAGTGCCGTCAAAAGTTTTGAACTCTAGCATATCAATGTTATTCTTGATTTCCCAATGACGTTTATCTTCCCAGTAGTCCTTTGGTTGAATAGCGGATAGAATTTGATCTGTTTTGAAATCAACAACATGAAGTAATCCGCTGGGTGTTCTCATCGAAATCGCTCCCTATATTTAACTTTTGCTGTTCCGATATCAGAAGGCATGATTTCTAATGTATTAGCACCTTTATTAATGACAGGAAAATTACTGAAAAATTCTTTTATGTTTATCGCGTTTTTCCCTTCAATACTGACATGACTACTTTCTGTATCAATCACGACTTTATCACCGACATCAACTATATAAGGCGGTGTGTTATTCGTATTTAAATTCACTTTCCAAAACTTTAAATCACTAACTGACATCGCTTCTACTGGCGGTACATCCTGCCACTGCATGATACTAATCTGTATTTGAGCTGCTTTTTCCATATGTTTATTGTCTTTATCCGTCCATCTAGCAAAGCGCTCTGAATCATCTTTATCCGTCCCAGGCAGAAATTTTGAAATATATGCTTCCCATACATTTCCTGTTCTAGCTATCCACAATCGACCAAAATACTGATTCCATGTATTCGGGTAATCACCACTCTCATAGATCAAACCTGTTTTCTCCGGTTTATTATCATATCCAATTACCATCGTTCCAAAATTTTGCTCAGCTTGCCAATAAAGATCATTCATAGCAATTTTCGAAAGAACTTTGCTGTTTTCATCGAGTATCGCTATCTCAACTCGTCCCATTTCATTGATTTTCTTACTCTTACAAGTAACGTGGGCTTGCATAATAAAATCTTGTACTGGTCCACCAGGTATGCTCTTTTTAACAGCTGCACCATGCCACCCTTTACCTGTTCCAGTCCCAAAATCAGAACAATAAAATTGATATTTATCTGATTTCATTTCACCAACCGGTTCCCCATCTTCCATTGAGCTGACTTTACTCCATCCGACAGTAGTGGCCATTTCATCCCATACTATACGTTGATTCCTTTCTACAGGCTTTTCCACAGTTTTTAGTGGCATACCGATACGAAAATAATCTCGATCACTTAAGGATCCTCCGCCGAACCATACATCTAAAAAAGTGTTTGGTTTTGTAATATCAATTTCAATGATAGGGTTAGAATGGACTGTTCCTTTATTTTGGATATTAGCAACTAACCCACTAACGTCTTTTTTAAATTCAACGGTTTGCTCTTTTCCTAACTTATACGGCATTGGACATATTAGTGTAATAGTTGCTTGATGAATATTAGATTTTTCTAAAGTCTCCTCTACAGATTCCTTAATCCCGTAATACACAATATCCGGTTCGTCTGTGAAGGTAATTTTTACAGGTTCTTCTGTATCTAATAAACCATTCAATTCATCTATCCGTTTCCTTAGTTCAAAAAGAGAGACTCCCTTAAGAGAGAAATCTACTTCTAATACTCTCTTGGGAGTCCTTTTACTTAAAAAATATGAACCTGGGCGGTGAGGTACTGTTAACTCATTAATTTCGTCACTTAAAATTCCGCGACCTCTTATATCGTTAACCATAAAAAATCCTTTTTCGTATTTTTGCTCGAAATATTCTTCTAAATTAATCCCATTAAAAACTAACAATCTACCGCCCTCCTTTAAAATACATCTTTCCGTTTTTTCACAGCTTCTTGCTCTCCAGTAATATCATCAACGAACCTATTAAACTCTTGTCTACCAAGCTGTATATTAATATACGCGGGTTGTCTTTCACTAGCTATAGAATTTGAAGCAGTTCCGGCATCCGTATTCCCTGAGCTTGTTTGTGGTTTAGCTGTCTGGTATGCGCCAAGTCCTCTTGGCATTCCGTATACAGTCTCTACTTGTAAGGCTTCAGGTTTCATCCATTCAGTCATTTGTTCGGTTGTTCTTTGTACAGCGCCTTTCATTGCATCAATACCATTAATCCACCCTTTCATCATGTTGACACCAATGAAATCTCTGAACCAACGACTCGGTGAGTGAATCGATAAAAGTCCTGAAATTTTATCTTTAATTCCATTTCCAATGTCCGTAATTTTGTCCCAAATAGCCCCTGCCATAGAGCTTATACCGTTTAAAAGCCCCTGCATCATATTTTTTCCTATGCTTCCTAAATCGATTCCGCTTAGGAATGACTTTACATTGCCAAAAATTTGAGTCACTGTGTTATAGATAGAATTTAGGATGTTAGATGTCGCTGACTTAGCCGCATTCCAAATTGAGGAAATGATGCTACCTGCTGCATTCATAACAGATGAAATAACCGAGCCTATCCCCGAGAAAATTGAGCTTACTAGAGAACCTATCGCTGATAGAACACTAGAAAAAATAGATTTCACTAAATTTAGCCCACCAGTCACGACCGCAGAAATTAAATTTATTGCCCCTTGGATGATATTTCCGATTAATGACATTACACTCGACGTAATGCCTTTCACCGCGTTCCACGCTCCACTCCAATCTCCTTTTAAAACTGAAGTGAAAAGCTTTATTATGTTGGTGATTATCCCAATAGCAGAGGTTATTACGCCCATAATAGCTGGAAAAACTGCCTGGACAATCGACAAAATAAATTGAATCGCCGGGATCACTACGCCTTTTATTATTGTCGCTAGACCTTCAAGTATCGCAGTGGCTACGGGAATCGCCGCTTGAATTATCGAAACTATTACTGGGAAAACCGCCTGAACAATTTGTAAAATTAAAGGGATAACTGTAGTCGCTATGATAGAGATTACCTGGCCTAATAATTGAATAATCGGAATCGCAACGGAAATCGCAGCAGCAATAATCCCAGCTATTACTGGGAAAACAGCTTGTACCGCCTGGAGAATAATCGGAATCACTGACGTCGCTATGATTGATAAGACTTCTCCAAACCCTTGAATCAGCATTCCTGCTATGCTAAATGCCGCCTGGATCACTTGTAATATAATAGGGAATGCCGTTTGAAAAGCTTGAGCGAATATCGGTAAAACTGTACTTGCTAGCTCAGTAAAAATTTGGGCTACTTGTTGTATAGCCTCTGTTATCACTGGCATAATTTCTATTGTCGTATCAGCAAACATCTGAATTAATTCAGTAATCATAGGCATTACTTCTTGTATTACTTGACCGAAAAGCTTAAATAAGTCAGACGCTAAAGGTACTACGGCTTGGATTGTTTCTCCAAACAAACGGAATAAGTCGAGTGCTATCGGTACTACAGCTTGTACTACTTCACTAAACAAACTAGCTATTGTAGCACCTAACTCACCAAAAGCCGCACCTAACTCACCAAAAGCCGCACCTAACTCAGAAAGAGCAGGTCCAAGTGCAGCGAAGCTTTCTGCTATAACTTGTCCCGTTTTCGCAAATTCAGGAGCAAGTGGTGCAAATGCTTGTGTAATCCCTTGCGCTATTGACTGAACAACCGGCAAAATCGCAGAAATCACAGAACTAAAAATCGATTGTATAGACTGCCAAGCCGACATAAATGCAGACTTCACTTGATCATTTGTATTTATCAATTTAAATATCGTAGCACCTAAAGAAGCTACAATAGCGATTACCCATCCTACAGGGCCTGAAACACCTAAAAACGATAAGCCTAAACGTACAATTAATGGTGTTAAAGTAGCTATCGTATTCCCTATTGAAGAGAAGGACATTTTTATAAAGTCAATTACTGGAGAAAGAGCTGATCCAATTCCAGCAAATGCTGAACTAAACGCACCACTTATCCCCTGACCAAATTCACTAAATTTTGATTTTATTGCAGTTAACGAAATCTCTACAGCTGTTGCAAAACCAGAAAACACCTGACCTGCTTTAATTAACCCTACCCCTAACGCTGCGCTGATTCCTGTACCCATTGCTGATAATTTTTCCGGTATTGTCCCGAGATAAGAACCTAAAGAATCAAAAGCAGCTTTCATAGCCTCAACAGCTGCTACTGTCCCATTTTTAATTGATTCCCACGCATTATTCACAGCATTTCGGAAAGTCTCGTTATGTTTGTATAATTGGACTAGCGCTACCCCCACTAAGCTTAAAATCGCAATCGTTGCTCCGATTGGTCCTGTTAGAAACACAAAAGCTGCACGCAGTGCTATCATGGCATTTCTAGCAATAAAAGCTACAGCTGAACTTTTACTTATATAATTAGCTAATTTACCAAATAGAATCATCGTTGTACCTACAGCATTTGTTACCATACCAATTACCGTTGCTATAACTAAAAAAGCCGTAGTAAATGCTACTACGGAAGCAATCACCGTCTGCACAGGAGCTGGTAATTTCATAAACGCGTTTGCCAAGGTTTCAACTACTCCAGCTACGGCCATTAATGCAGGAGCTAATGCATCAGTAAATGCACGTGCAGCAGCATCAAGAGAGGATTCCATTTTCGTCAGTGCTCCGGCCCATCCTTCAAGCATAGAGTCCGCAGCTTTTTTAGAAGCACCGTCCGAGTTCACTAAGGATTGTGTTAAAGCATCAATCTTTTCAGGTCCTGCTGCTACAAGTGCCATCATACCTGATACAGCTTCTGTACCAAATATTGTTGCTAACGCCGCACCTTTTTGTGCACTTGTCATACCTTCCATTCCTGATTTCAACTCACCAATAATTTGAGACAATGGTTTCATATTACCTTGTTGATCCGTAATAGATACGCCAAGCCGTTTTAACTCATTTGCCGCTGCTTTTGGCGGCTTAACTAAACGTAGTAAAGATGCACGTAATGCTGTACCAGCGGTCTCTCCTTTAATACCGCTATTTGACATAATACCAACAGAAGCCGCTAATTCTTCCATCGATATGCCTAATTGAGCTGCTGGACCCGCCGCATATTTAAAAGCGTATTGCATATCTCCTACACCTGCAGCTGTAGCGTTTGCGGCTGTTGCTAGAACATCAGCAACATGTGTACTTTGACTTGCCTCCATACCAAATGAGTTTAAAGCTGACGTAATCGTATCAGCAACCATTCCCAGGTCTTCACCTGATGCGGCCGCTGCACTCAACACACCAGGTAATGCGGACGTTGCTTGAGCCGAATCGAAACCTTTCGCACCCATTTCAGCAAAAGCCGCTGCTACCTGCCCTGTTGAATACACAGAATCTTTTGCCATATCCAGAATCGCTTTCTTTACTTGACCGTAGTCACCTGCAGTTAAAACTGCCGCTTTACGAGTTTGTGATTCAAATTCTCTTGACTTTTGAATCATACTCCCTAAAGCAAAAGCCGACGCTGCAGCTGCAGGACCAAATGCATTTTGCATTGTTTGCCCTGTTTGCTGTACACGTCGGCCCATTTCAATTGCTTGATCACCTACTTCTTGAAATCTAGCACGCCACCCTGAATAATCAGGAGGCGGTGGTGCTGGTGGCGCTGGCGGTAATGGTGGAGGTGACGGCGGTTGTGGAGCCGGTGGGATAGGAGGTGGTCTACTAATCTGCTGAAAAAACGTATTCCATGCTTGTGTAGCTTGTCCAAGGTTACTTATTAAATTAGATATATCCGCAATCACCTGAGTTTCTACCTTGTTCTGGCTCATTCACCTCACCTACCCTTCCTCTTCTTGTATTTGACTTCTAATCATTGATTCTATTTGATCAAAGAACGATTCGTTCCTTTGAATTTTTTCAACTACTTCTTTCCGTTCATTTGCTTGTTTTTCAATATCACGAACACTTTCTGGACGTGTATATATATCCGCTAATGACTTGATTTTGTCACTTTGAGCATTTCGATTAAACAAAGCTTGTACACTTGCAAACTCGTACTTATCAAGTAGTTGTTCCTTATATCCGTTCAACATAAGGTGGTATTCCTTGAGACTAATACGCCAAGATTGCAAGGTGGTCATATTAAAAAAACGAAAACACTCACCTTGCAATTCATCAATATTTATGCGTACAGGTTCTCGAACGATTTCTGTTGTTCCGCTGTCATTGTCCCTAGAAGTTTCTTCACTGTCTTCTGGAAGAAAAAACTATTTAGCACAACTGCTTTGTTATACTTTAGAATTTCATCAAGGTCTAGTTTTTCAGCATTAAACATATTTTCAATCTCTTTCTGTACAGCTTCATACGTGATTCCCTCATTTGTATGAATCAATGCGTAATAAACCACATCCGTGAAATTAGTAATTCCGCCCTGCATGGTTTGGGAAACGAATTGCATCGGTCCACCGTTTTCATCTAATAACCTCAGTGCTTGTAAACAGAATTTCAGTTCTTGTTCTTTACCATTAATTACGAAACGTGTATATGATTTTTCAGCCATAATAATTACCTCCAATTATTTTTTGTTCAAAATAAAAAGGCGTCTATATAAACGCTTATTCAGATCTCAATTATTTATTTTCCACAAATTCATCCATTGTTTTATTAAGCAAACTAATCATTGCTTCTCTTCGCTCACGCGGGGTTGTATTATCGTATAGCTCATTGTGAATATCACTTACTTTGGCCAACTTCTTAGGATCGACATAATTAGTTACCTCTTCATGCCCACCAAGCATCATAATTGTATTGCCTATAATAACCGCTTGCTCTTGTTGATCTAGCTTCATTGTCCACCCTCCTCTGACAAGCTATCAATAATCTTATTTAAAACACTAACTGTCGCTTCACCACATTGTCTCGCTGTTGAATTTCGAGTCGATTCCTCACATAATTCTGATAAACGATTTAAATCAACGTGAGGAGCCAATGCATCCTCTCCGAATGTTGAAAGAATTGAAGATGCGATTGCAATTTTTTCGATTTTAGATATATCCAAAGATCTCCACCCCCATAAACATTCTTAATTAATAGTAAATAGACTTACTATTACGCTTCAGGAGTAGCTACGTCACCAGTTGGCGCGCCATTAGGTATTTTATTAAGCGTCCCTTTAGAAATTTTCCCATTTAATTTTAAGCCGATAGAATACTTTGAGTACTCCTCATTTTCATGAGAAAGTTCCAAACTATTTAACATGTATGTTCCTGATTTAACTTTAAACTCAGAAGCGGTTGCATTACGTAGGTTAACTTCATGAATTCTTACTAAAACTTTATTAAGAATCGCTTCTTCTACATAATCAAGTCCCTCGTCACCTTCAGTACAAATCCCTTCAATGCTAGCTGATTGTGTTACGTCACCGTAATCAGATCCACTCTTATCTTTTGTTTTCAACTCGATTTCTCCAGCCTCAATTGATCGTGAACCTGACGTTTGGTTAAAAAATCGAACTGTTTTTGTAGTTTTCCCATCAGGTTGCGGAATGTCAATCAAGTAAAGTGTTTCGGCGCCTTTAAACTCAGGTGCATTACTTTTTTTCACTTCTGCCATTTTTAGTCCCCCTCTAATTTCTGATTGTTATAGTAATAAAACTCAAATGTTTCGCTGTTAAAATCTCAACGTCTTTTTGAGACAGTGGTTCAAAATCCTTTACTTTTGCATTAAAAAAACCGATTCGTTCTGGATTCTTTTTACTTGTATCGTACAAGTCAATTGAACCCTTTTCGAATCGGTTAATTATTCTATCTTGCAAATCGTTCCTATCAAAAACTTTATCTGCATACACTCCAACTTGAATCAGGTGATTACGCGAGAAATTTTCCTTTGAAAACCTGCTAATTGTTCCTGACAAATCCTCAATGGTAATGAAGGGTTTGTCTTTTCCTGATACAGAAACACCATCGTATATCCATGTAGTAGGCGCAAAAATATCTAACAACTTTTTTAATGAATACATTACATCATTCAACATAATTAATGCCCCTTTGCTACACGTTGAACAGTTTTGTTTATATCCTCAACAAATGGTTGCTCACCTTCAAATGCTGTTTTACGCATAAAACCTTTTTTGGTTTTGTGCGTAAATTCTTGTACCGCCGCGTAAATAAGAGGAGATCCATACGTACCAATAATTCTTGCACCGACTATCATCTTTACACTTGCAGGAATACTTTCAGATAAAGGACCGTGTAATATCGGAGCACGATTAGATGCTTGATTAGCCTGTAGACGTGTATGTTTTTCTACCATTTGTTCGATTGGTTTTTTGTATCTATTGGGACTATGTGCTTTTAACACAGCTGCTTGCCCTTTAACAACAACCTTAATCCTCATCAAATCACCCTCTTTACAATAACCTCACGACGGTTTACTCCACCAAGCCCTCGTTCATCGATAAGTTCGATAACGTAAAAAACACCTTTACGTTCAATTTTTTCAATGTTCTCTAAGTCCACATTAAGAGGAAATGTAACAAGTGCCTCTCCTTTTTTAACATTGAGATCAGCAAACTTCGTCTTTTCCACTGACGTGAATTTCTTCCAAACTAATTGAACGTTTTCTTTTTGAGGTTCACCTTGCATCTCTTCTCCTGTAATTGGATCCTTTACAGAAACCCCTTTAATGTATAAAATCACCGGTTCTCTACGTCCCTGCTCAATCATTTCACGATTTTCACGAATCTCTTTAATATCATCTTCAGTAAGCAATTGCTACACCTCCTCGCTTATTAAGTAGTTCAACCGTGACGAACATTGTGGATGCGGACTTATTAATTGATTCATAAGACTTTCCGGAATATTTTTCGGATACTTTCCAGCCCCCAAACCGTACGCATCGCGTCTCGCTAGCTTGTAACACATGTGCTTTGAATGATATCTGTGACGGTGACCATTATCAATAATTTGATAACCTGTCACAATTTCACTTTCTAAGCCATTCTGTATAGTAGCTGCTCGGTATGTGTTAGTACTCTCAGAAACTGCTACACGCTCAATCTTCCATTTCTCATTGTCGTGTACTTCCTTTATCTTTTGAGAAATCATTGTAATACTCTCGCCCCTTAATACAGATGGACGAATGACACTACTTAATCGATCTCTCATATCTCCAGATAAATTCCATACACGATCAGACAGAACTAAGCCATCTTCACCAGGCCTTTTTATAACCCCTTGAATAATTTGCTTATTTACTGCAGTTATAGATTTCACGTCCAAACCTGCTTCTGATAATTTTGATGTGGTCCATTTCGACGTGTTTTCAATCAATGTATGGAATGACCGCTCTGCTTGTTTACGAAATTCTTTTTCGTATAAAGTAAGGTCTCGTAATAACGCATTTAACCTACTACGCTTCACAATTCCATCCTTTTGATAGTCATTCAATAAATCAACTAAAAACAAACGTATTAGGATAATGGCCTTAACAGTGTCAGAAACTTGTTTTTCGTGCTCCTCTTTAAATTCTTCGGAAATGGTATCGAGCGCTGCATCCATCTCTTGTTGAGAATCGCTCATGTAATCATCTCCCATCTGCCCGTTTAGCAAATGTTTGGTGAGTACCTTTTCCCCGTCGATACTTCCTGTACTTTTTAAGCGCGTCCGCTGATAACTTCTTATAGTTTGCAAAGATCATTGATTTATCAACCGATTCTTCACCATCTGTATAAGAAAAATAGCGCGCTGCGTCTGCCGCAATCGATTCATAAGCAAATGACAGGGCAAGATAAAAAACAGCATTTGCGTTTAATTCTTCGGTTAATTCTGACTCAGTTTCGGCTTCAGCTAGCCAATTTCCGATGTCTTCCGGAGTTACTTTTGGAACTTTTGCTAACCGACTCTCCAGCCTTTCCGACACCTTCATTTGGCGTCACCTCCGTCACTGTATTTTGTTAAGTCGTCATGATTCCTGCAGCTTTTAACTTTGCGATAAGGGCGTTTAAGTCTTTCACTACACCCGCTACGTCAGTCGCTGTACTATCAGGTTGTTTATCAACCTTTTTGGGTATTAGAGCTACTTTTTCTTCAAGACCTTTAATAATAGTGCCAAGCGATGTGTCTTTCGCAATCGGCATCGATTTATTTAACCGTTGAGCTTGATTTTCAGAAATAGACATTGATAACACTCCTTTCAAAATGAAAAAAGGTAGCATAGACGCTACCTTTTAAGCCATTGTTTTAGAGATATTTTCAAGAACAGCGATAGACTCTTTCGCATTCTTAACTTCAAATCCAAATTCCCCACGAATGACACGAGAGAAGTAGTCAGCGCCATTTGGTGTAGCATCTTGATCATAAATTGGAGTTAAGTAGCGCGCCTTAACTTTCTCTGTATCAAGAAGTAATGCACGATCTTTAGGCATATTTAAATCAACTACAACACTAGAAATCGCTCCACCTGGTAAATCCGATACAAACGATAAGATTTGGTAACCTGCCGCAGTATCTTGACGCGTAGTACGAATTGTATCGCCACCAAGTTTTGTGATTTGTCGTGCGATATTCGGTCCACATAGAATCGTATTTGCTGAACCGCCTCGAGTAAATACTTGTTCTACAGCGTCATTTAAAGGTTTTGCCGCAATTTCGTTCCCTTTAAAGTCTTGCTTATGAGAACCTTCAATACCCGCAAACGCAAATAAACCACCTGTAGTACGTGGTTGTGTTGGAGAGCCAACATTTCTACGACCATAGATTAGAGAAGTGTTAGCTTCACGAATCATCTCTTGTAAACGCAGGTTTACTTGATAATCTAATTCGTTTGATACGCCGTATGTGTTCACTTGTTGTTGTGTACGTGAAACAGATGCGTATCTTGAAAAGATTTGTGAGAAGTTATGTGACACTAAACGGTCATTGATCTCATTCTTACGGAAAGCATCTTCACCTTCTGGTCTCGGTCTTGCGATGACTTTTAATTCACCACCAGCTGTAATTGCTTCCGCTTTCGTACTATCATAACCACGTTGCACAGTGATTTTATCCGCGTTTTCATCGACACTTACTACACGTAGCACTTCTAAGCCGTTTTGTACCAGAGCATTTTCAGTGAATTTACGACCCTCACCTTTTTCTAAAACTAGGTCCGTATCCCCAACAGCTGCGGCAGTTTTTACAATACCTGTATCAGAGTTTAAATAGTCGTTCTGCCATTCAAATTTAGTTTGTGTTAAAGCGTCTCCTACACCAATTAACCCGAAAAGAACTGGTGCTTTCGTAAGAATTAAATCCACATTCGCTTGCATTTGTCTTACTTGTTGTTGAAATTCGTACGTAGTTGGTACTGGCATATTTGTAGCCCCCTCAAATTTTTAAAATTAAAAAATCGCTGACTTTTAATCAACGATCCGTTATTTCTTCGATTTCGCTTCTAACAACTTGTTATAAATACGTGTTACTTCTCCCGCATACTTTGAATCTTTTAACGCTTTTGTTTTTGCTTCTTCCAGTTCTTTTTGTAAAGCAAGAATTTCATTCGCTCTCGGATTTGTTCCTGGATTCGCGCCACCGGCTGCATCAGCTCCCACAACTTTCTTGAACATCCAAGGTTTGCTTTCCTTTAGCGCATTAACAGCCTCTTCAACTCCTTGATAATTTCCATTCTCATCAAGTTGAATGGTCGACTTATCTAAAAGCGCCAATACGTCACCTGGATCATTTGCATCTAAAGTACGTGCAATACTCTTAATTTCTGTATTTAGAATACGTGTATTTGCTTTTTCTTGCGCTTTTTGTGCTGCTTCGGAAGCTTCTAGTGCCTTTTTGTCAGCTTCTTCTTTTTCAGCCTGCAAACGTTCAATTTCCGTCATTTCTTGCTTTTTACGCTCTTCCTCAGCTTTTTCGTATTCTGCTAATTTCGCTTTCACATTATCGTAATCACCGTATTTCTCAGCGGATTTACCACGTTCACGTTCTAAGCGCTTCTTAACAATTTCATCTAGTTCTTCTTGCGTAAAAGTTTTTGACGGATCGTCAGGACCCCCAGGCTTTTTGTCCGGATCATCCCCAGAACCGCCACCATCGGAGAAAAACTGTAGGTCTAATCGAAGTGGGAACTTAGGTGTTTTTTGTACTTGTCCTACAAAAAATTTTAATGCTGTAGCTTGTTTTGCGTATTCCATTTGCAAATCCTCCATTTTGAGCCTGTCGGCTATAATTTCCGAAAGTTTATAGCGCCATTTCGTAAGGCAAGTATTACTTTTCGTTATACGGATCCTGAGATTGTCTTTTCAACATCCGCTCTTGCATAATCTCCATGAACTTTTGTTCCGCATTTTCTTTACCACTTCTCGTAATTGCACCTTTAATTGATTCGATTTCGTTTGAAATTTCATCGCCTAACTGTTCGATAAGTGCTTTTTGATCTTGCGGTAACGGTAAACCGAAAATAATCTTACTAGCATAATAGTTATCTACTTTTGCTAACATTTCTTTATCGTATTTGAATTTGGAGTCATCCTCCCTAGCTTTCATATAACGTAAAATATACTCATTTAAGGTTTGTAGACGGGACTGCCATATCACCCATGAGCGTTGTGTTTTTGAAATGATATTACTAAACAAAAGCTGTACCGCCATGTCATTTATACCGCCCGTATTCATGTCCGCAGTGTTCACCATCGGTACCTCTGCTTTTTCATGTAGGCGTTTCTGCAACCGGTCCAGATACGCTTCAATAGTTTCTTTAAATCTAAATCCACTTTCTAGCTTTTTAGCACTTGGTTCACCGGTCTCTTCCGCACCGTCACCTAAATCCCATTTCGCACCTGGTGCAACTTGAAGTGGATTCTTAGGATCTTCATCTACATTCGTTAACAAAGTAATAGCAAACATTTCAAAACGTAACGCATCCGAGTAATCGGACATCTTTTTGTCAATTTCATCAGACAACTCAATCGTTTTCTCCAATTCACTATAACCTGTAGTACGTTTACTTAGTTTTTCAGTCGGTACAGGTACAACGGGAATAAAATCGATGCCCATTGATGAGCGCTCAACCCTATTCTCTTGCTTTTCTAAGTCACCGTTGTATACAGCCTCTTCAATTTCACAGTCGTACTCACCAGCTTCTTCATGCCAAACTAAGTAATACGATAACTTCCACATTTTCGTTTGTTCTTCATCAAGCCATGCAATAAAATGAATCTCTTCCAGCTGATCTATATCCCAGTCGCTATACTTTGCAATAACTTCTGTGGATGGATGCCAAATAATCTTAAATTCACCACGACGTTTATCATAGTGAATACGAGCATACACACCAGTTTTTGAAATAGCCCTGTCTTTTGCTGCTGCTAATAACTTCTCATGCATTCGATTGTCATCCCAAACCCATGTTAATAGCCTTTCTTTCGCTTTCGCTCTACTGTTTTCTGCTTGCTGCTCCTCACTAGGCTCGTATCCTGATTGAATCATAAGTGCCGGGTCGTCTATCACATCAGGAGGAACTGTGACTTTCGGTTCTTTTTCAAATTGCCACGCTGCAATCATGTTTACAATTTTTTGAGGATAATCAAGTTGTATTTTCGTAGGTTCATAGTCGAGATTTTCTGGTTTTTTATAATCAGACCATACGTTTAAGTCTCCTTCATAACGCTCATACAAACGAACCTCGGACATAATGCGTGTCCACTCAGAATCGCCGAGTGCGGTACGAACTGGCATTACAATTTCCACAGGATTCATAAAATTACGATCACCTTGTACTCTCATTCAAGCCCCTCCTTTCTCAATATCTTGAATTCCCTGTAGTTCCCGCTTTACGTCTTGCACGTTTATATGCAATAGAAAAAGCCATTTGAACTGCATCCGGACCGTCATCGTGTGGGTGCATCGGATACATTTCAAATTGCTCCAATAAAGCACGTAAATGTTTCATAAAACGTAATTTACCGCTCTGTATATCTGGTAATAACGACTCGATACGTAATGCCTTTCTCGTACGTTGCTTAATTTGTTTTAAGCGAGTCGATGACGGATACCCTTTCTTCTGCAACGCTTCCCCAACTTTCTCAGCAAACCACTCCTGTGCTTGTTGTGCCTCTACAGCAATTGATTCATATTGATATGCCAGCGTGTATTCTACAGCCTTTTCTAACAACGTATTTGGATGCACACGCTCCATAAAAATATCGATAATATAGCACGTTCCTGTTTCCACGTTTTTCGCAAGTGTAACTACTACGCTGTAGTCACCTTTTTCTTTTCCCATTGCGAAATCAACCGCACCGTAATACAAAAGTTTTTTTTCTTTTAAATCATCTTCAGTACAGTACGTGAAATATTTAGGTTTAAATATCTGTCTTTCCTCGTCAGTCGGGTTACATAGATACTCCTGGTTAAACGCTTTGGTACCGTCATCTTCTCTAATTTCCATCAAATCGATGTAAGGGAAATGTGATGGCCATAACGTTTTTGTACCACTTAACATCTCTTCTTTATTCTGTTCATAAAATTCGCGAGCACGATCTGCCGAGTCTGGATCATCGACCTGACGAATCTCACGCCATTCTTGCCATAAATCTTCACGCTCTGACCATTTTAGGATTGCCGGAAATGATCTCGATACGAAATCACGACGGTTTTTAATCACGTGATGCAACAAACTGTCGTAACAAACGATGGTACCCATATAGATACAGGCACCTTCTTGACGACTTAAACCTGGAAGCAATTCTTCCTTGAACCAGCGTTTGTTTTTGGCAATCAAGTCAACCGTCGCGGTATTTTCTTTACTCTCCAAATCATCCAAAATGTAGAGCTGAACCCTTTTTGAACCGTGACGTAAACCACGTACCTGTGTCCCTATACCTTTTGCTTCGACTTTCGTGTTCGTTAACGTAACAAATTCTTTGTCGTTATCTACTTCATTTCGGCTTTTTTGCTCATAAAGTAAGATTCCGAAATCCTCGCGTAATTTTTCGTTATACTTTAACTGATCACGTGCCCAGGATATAAAGTCACCGGCTACATCAGATGTTTCAGAAATCAAAACAATATACTGCTTTAATCGATACACGACTTGATGACACAAATAACCATTACTCAGGTATGCGGTTTTCGCATGGCCACGACCTACACTCCAGGCTACTTTTTTCTTTTTCTCCCTACCTGTTGTGATGTCATCTAACAAGCCACATAAGGTTTCGTGAAATTCAGCCGCATCATCCATCGTTACTCCAGCTGGGATTAAGTTATCTGGATTCCCTGGATTCCCTTCTTCAGAGAAATACTCATACATGAAGTACAGCATGTCATGTTCTCCACGATGTACCCTTTTTAACTTTTCTAGCTCATCGATGTCAGCAAGTAGTGTATCCATATAATATTCTGTAGCCTCGCCAGTTTCGTACAACTCCTGTAATTTCTTTGCTCTTTCTGTTACAAGATTGATACGCTCCTGACGTTCTTGACGGGCTAACCATTTACCGTCTATATATGCCATGTAGCCCGCCCTCCTTTTACTCGCCTGTCAATTTTTTTAATTTCTGAAGCTGTTCTTCGATTTCCGCATTTGTACGAGTCGCATTTCCTAGATCACCCTCGATTACTTTCTTATCAGTCAGTAAACCGAATCGCTGCATATACAACTGCATGGCTTTTACACTCGGTTGCGGCCCTAAAATTAACTGCATTAACTTGCTGTACACCTGCTCGCGCTTCTCTGCAAGGAAACTGTCGGCCACTTCACTCTTGAATGCAATGAAGTCCTGGTTCTTAGTTCGCCACTCCCAAAGCGTTGTCCGATTTATGCCTAGCTCGTTGGCCATTTCGTCTTGGGTTCTTTTTTCCTCGTTGTTCGATTCCATCAATTCGTTTTCTACAAGCAGGTACGCCGCTTGAATTTGTTTAGCCGTAAGTTTCTGCTTTAATTCGTCTAACTTCGCCATCATTTCGCTCCCCTTTCTTCGTGAAATAGAAAAAGGCAACCGATTTAGTATCGATTGCCTTGAAATTCGTATATTTTGTATAGCCCCCCGAGTTTAAAAATTCTGGCGGAACGTTACGAGCGCCTGCCAGCCCCTCACCAGATTTGACCTCCCCCGGGGGATTAAAACAAAACCAAATGTTTAATAATCTAAAATACCTATTTTGAATAAAGATGAATATCGTATTAATAATGACTGCCTATAACATTGGTTATGTAAACTGGATAGAAGCGGAATCCATTGATATCAATGATTCTTTCTTTTTTCAATACGTAACCAATATACAATTATTATACATCGTTGTTATATCAACGTTTGTAAGCCATACACACAGCTTCAATCACTTGAATTAATGCATAAGCTTCACTTTATTAACTAACTGAACATTGGATTATGACCCCCTGAGTTTCGAAGGGCCTTCTTCTCCAGGAGAGAGTGACTGGTGAAATTACCCTAAGGTTTCTCTTTCACGTTGCCTATAGTTCATAGTATGCAACATAGCTTCTCCTATTTCCTACCTACTATATACACCACAGTCAGTCCAATCCAACGGACATAAAAATAGCCATGATACCCTAATGACGGGCCTCATGGCTATGCGTATTATTTAGTATTGGAGTAGGACACAATTTCACCATCCTAACATAAATTGTACCTACTATGACCACATCTTGTCAAGCCTCGTACAACTTTTTTATTAAACTTCTTATGCCAACCATGTCACCGTTAATACTCATGTGTAATAAATCCACGGCTTGTCTACAGCGTGTGTAATATACTTTCGCAGTAATATTCATAGTCCGTAATGTATTCCTTCTAGGAATCTTGTACACATACCGAGCAAGCACTATGTATTTCATGTTCTTCGGTAATTGTTTAATCGCCTGATCCAGCACAATCTTATTCAACCGTCCATCCCCTTTCCCATCCAGTGCACCAGGTCCAGTAAAGCTAGGTGGCGCATCAGGGAACCGATCACCTACAGCCAGCGATTCGTAATTCTCCAGCCATAGTCGTATTGTCTTCTTTGAAACATAGCCCTCAATTCTGGTCATCTCCGAACCTCCTGACTCAGAAAATTAACCCCCTAAAACAAACACCTTAAACCATTAATAGTATTACATACTATATAACTATTAATAAATACTACTATATATATAATATATAATTATTAGTTTTATATTTATATTATATATATAAGGTATATTTTTTTAAGGGGGGGTTCTTTTTTATTTTCTTTTTCTTTCTTAAGTGCTGTAGTGTATTAGACCCCCTCCTAAAAACTTTTCTTTTATATATTTTTATTTTCGTGTAATCATCTGTGAATCTCCGAATCTCGAAACACGTGCCACGTAGCACCGACTTTCCAGCTAAGAGAAACTGTTCCTCAGTCACTTTCGTAATCAATCCTTCTCCGGCATATACATTGCCCTGCTCTGTCTCGATATTCACATCACGTAACTGATTCGTCGCCATAAATTCACTTACCCCATAATCCACAACATGGAGACTCCAGGTTAATTGCCTTGTAACAATTCCTTCTTGTACCGTCACATACCCATCATAAAATGGAACATCTACACCATCGATTTGTAGATTCCAAATTTCTTCGGATGTCATGTTCCTCCCTCACTTTCCCCATTGCTTCTCCCACGTGCTTGATTTGTTTTTAAGTCGGTGCATTAAGTCATTTATTTTCCCTATCAAACTTAAAATAACACGCACTAGGTTTTTAAAATTCTAAAATTCACATAACCAAAATATGCATTTTTTGTTATGATTATATAAATAATATTCATGGAGGTTTTCGCATATATGGCCATTTCAACTGAAGAGAAGCTAGCGGATTACATACAGGACAATTTAGATAGTTATTTAGGGGAATTTGACTGTGATTTAAACAATAGAATATTAAAATTCTATACAGATATCCCTACCCCTTTAAATGAACTATTTGCTTTTTTTCATGACACTTTTAATAACTTACTTGATTTTTTCAACACAAAATTACAAAACGGTAGACATTATAACGCTAGGCAAAGCGTAGAATTATACAGCTTAATAGCAGATTTGCAAAAAATACAGGACAATTTAATTGATACATCATTCGATTTTGAAATAGATCCTTACTACAGTGAACTCTTTAGAAGCTTTAAAGCATTTTTGCAGACCAGTGGCGGTACTACAATCCCGTTCCACATTCAGCGTGTTAAGGTACAAGAACTCAATCCTATTTTCACATTAAAAACTGGATTAAAAGTCGAACGACCTACCGGCATCCTTACATTTCCAACAGAAGAAATTGGTGCAGGATCTTACGCTACTGTATTTAAGTTTACAGATCCACTTTATAACAAAGTGTTCGCCTACAAGAAAGCACATACTACCTTAGAAGCTGATGAAAAAGAACGCTTTTATAGAGAATTCGAAGTAATGAAAGATTTAAAATCACCTTTTATTCTCGAAGTTTACACCTTGGATAAAGCGCAAAATTATTACTTTATGGAATACGTTGATGAAACCCTTGAAGAGTATATCGAACGACACACAGGTCTTGAAAATGTAAATGAAAAGTTAAAGCTTATCCGTCAAATTTGCTTAGCTTTCAAGTACATACATAGCAAAAGTCTTCTTCACAGAGATATTTCACCTAAAAACATTCTCATAAAACATTTTGATAACACAAAGATTGCTAAAGTTGCAGACTTTGGTTTAGTAAAGACGCCAGGAAGCACACTTACTCGTTTCCCAACAGAACCTAAAGGCTCTCTTAATGATCCAAGTCTAAGACTCGTTGGATTTAAAAACTATAGTATGTGTCATGAAATTTACGCATTTACAAGACTTATTTATTATATATTTACTGGCAAAACCGATGATGGAGTTTTTAACAATCCTGTTTTCCAAGAATTTTTCAAAAAAGGAACAAATTTCGAAACTGAAGAAAGATATTTAAATGTTAGTGAATTAGAAACAGCCTTTTTTAATAACGTTGTTCCATCACTAAAAGAATTTGGCATTTAGTTAAATACCCTTCTTTGCTAAAAACTGTCTTGCGTTATCCGTAAGCCGGTAGTAATAAACATGTTCATCGTCTTTCGTGACTTGCTCCAGTAGTCCTAACTGAGAGAGTTGTCCCAGCCACGTATCAAACTGCGTAGCTGGGATTTCTCCTCCTACCTGGTGCATCGCTCGTAAGATCGCTTCCGAACCTTTCACTCTATACCTCGTGACTTTACAATTTCTAGTGCTTGTTGTTCCGTAAAACCTTCAGAAACAAGTGCATCAAAACGCGCTTTAAGTAATTTAGACATTTCACGCTGCACTCGTATCTGCATCGGTAATGCCTTAACAAAATTGTCCAAAATCATTTCCAGTTCGATATTTGAATATTGGCCACCTGAATTACTCATCTTATCGCCCCTTCAAATGCGATTCGATTTCCGCTAAAACTTGGTCGATTCCCTCGGGACTCAGTACGAGTTTCCCACCAGCTAATTCGATATTTCGGTCAGAAACTTCACCTGTAATTTGGCAAGAACCATTCGGATTATATTTTTGTAGAATAATAGATTCACCCTCTACAAAAATCTCCATTGGATCCTTTACCTGGATACCTAATGTACGGCGTAATTCCATTGGAACTACAATTCGTCCTAGTGGATCGATGTTACGAATGATATCTGTTGATTTCATTTCTTTTCAGCCCCTTTTACTTATTTCTTAATAGTTTCTATAATTCCAGCTAAACCAAAGAGTATTACACAGATGAACTACGTTATCCAAATCGGATATTTGTATATAAGTTCCATCCAACCACTCCTAGTCCTTATTAATAAGAATCACAGCCGGACCCTCAACCGTAATACCAGCTACTTCAATCTTTTCATGAGGACTTACATGTACTGTTGTAACACCTGCGCGTGTTTCCATCTCCTCACTTAAGTTTTTTGTAGTTATATTCTTCACCTTTACTCACCATCCAAAATAACACTGTATTCATCATTGGCTACATAAAAATTGCCGAATGTATCTCGCTCAGGGAATCCATTTTCCATTGCCTGTACTATCTTGAGCTTCGCGTTACATTTATGGCATTTCGTGAATTTATTTCCTTCATATTCGTATTGATTTCCGCGATTCCCACACATGCAACACTCGTAACGTGTACGATACCTTGGTTTACCCCCATCGTCATACTTAATACCTGTTTTCCAATGAGTCGGATTCGTTTCTTTTTTTTTCGTGATCTTTGCTATCTCTTCAACAGGAAACGAGCTACGATTTACGTCTACGATTGGCAGTTTACGAGTCTGCTTATCCGTGGTCATCTTAGTAACTGATTCTTGAATCTGTTCATGCGTAACACCTAGGTCCACAGCCTTACGAACTTCCGCATTTGCCATTGCAGCGCCTAATGCCGATACATCCACTTCTGGTGGGTGTTGATTAACCACTTTCACGAGTTCTGCTGCGGTATTGATAAATGAAAATCCGTGTTGCTCTTCTTTCTCTACTTGTTTCTCAGGTGAAGTAAGCACTAAGTATTCATGACCTACAAAGCTGGAAACACCACCACGAATATTATTTTTAATAAAGTCAAAAAAGACTGTAGTTAATGCATTTACGTTTGCTTCTTTATTTAAACGATCAAGTCCATATTCATACAGCATCGCGTGAATCGCCTCATGAAGTACGTTTTTCATTTGCCCTTCATGCTTCGCTACATTGTCTGAAATTTTGATTTTTTGTTCGTGATACGTTACTTCTGCAATTCTTACTTCTCCGTTTTCTCTTTCATCAAGCCATCCTTTTACGACTTCCACATCGTACGGAACGCTACCAATCATTAATTGTTTAGGTATAGTCATATAACTTTATCCCCCTTTATTTTGGTAAATTATTTTCAATTTCCGTTCGTAATTTATCTCGTAGCCACTTAAACTCTAAATCCTTTTTATCGATTTTTTCCTGAATCACTTCTGCCTGTTCTTTCGTAAAACATTTACGGAAACCGTTGTATAATTTCGAAATTTCTTTCTGTAGCTGTCTCATTTCACGGTTCGAATAATAACTTACAAATTCTGTTTTACAGCTTGGACAAATGAAATAGTGCTTGTCCACACGGTTTGATAATCGCGCTACGAGCATCTCGACACGAAACACGTGCTCACATACTTCACATTTCGCTTTTACGGGTTTCATAGCATTAGATATTCCCTTCTGCCAAAATGATTATTTTGTTCAGTTTTTTCATTACATACAATTAAAAGTTCCTCATGATATACTAGTTTCAACTTACATAAAAGGAGGTCACTATTATAAATAAATGGATTATCACCATCATATATTGCTCTCTTTTAACAACATTTTGTTATTTATCCATTAAAACTTTACTTTTATCTGCTGTGAATCATACTTCATTTCCAAATCCTCAGTTTTTCGTTGGGATAATTGGATTAACATTTGGCGTTTGGATACTAACATTTGGAATACGAAAATATATTTCGTTTATTACCGAGAATGAACAAGAACGCCGGAAACTTAAAAACCTATTTTCTGTCATTTCAGTTTTATCTTGCTACGCTGCAACTCTGCTATTTTATATCTAATTCCGTCGACATTTTGTACATATACTATTTCTACTACCTGAATAAAACCCAATATTTCGTCAATAATGTAAATACAGTTTCTAACTTCCCTTCATACCCGAGGGCTTGGCGGCTAGTTTGTACTAGCTGCTCTTTTTTTAAATAAATCCCCAAAAATTGTTAAAAATATAAATACACCAAGGTTGAATAAGAATAACCATTGTGTTCTTCTTATTCACCAAAGCAGTTAGCTTTTGTTAGCCGCTTTTTTGTTCTTATTTTTCTATTTGTTACATACATTTTTAACGTGTTCATTTTATTCACTGGGTTACCTCCTATCTGTAAAGCAACCTAAATGGTTGCTCTTTATAATTTTTTCTGAATAAATCATCAAATTATGTCCATACTATAAATACATTTGAGTTCTGAACTTCCTTCTTAATGTTTTTCTGTGGAGCAGTTAGCTTTTGCTAGCTGCTCTTTTACATTAATGAACCGTCGATTATAATTGGAGCATCTTTATATTCATTAAATTCTTCTTCCCATGTATGTTTTTTCTCAGTTGAACATATTGCATTTAGTCCGTTTGTAAATATCTCGAGAGCTTGTTCTCTAGTAATTTCTGAAGGAAGCCCTTCTTCTCTAACCTGTTCTACACTATCACCTCCAACATTTTCTACATATACTTCAATTGCTTTATCTGCATCTCCATCCACCACAATTAACGCATAATATTCATGTTTATCAAACTCAAAGTATTTCATATCCGTTCCTCCTTGAATAAAATTCAATGTTTTGTTAATAATAGACATAGGCCCCCATTTGTCACGAATCAACCTTACACTTAGCATCATTTTTTTATATAGGGGCCGAGCAGTTAGCTTTTGCTAGCTGCTTTTTTATTTTTCATCACCTTTTTTATAAAAGGATTATTTTATTCGAAAATACATTTTAAATGTTCATTGTATTCTTCTGTTAATTCCCATTCAGATTCATGTACCATGTTATTGCATACAATAACGCCATATTCAATATCTAATTCGTCTGTTAAATAACCATAATGTTCTCCATCAAAGAAAATAGCTATGATTCTTTCGTTACATGAAAATTCTTCTTGGAATTCTCTTTTTGCTACTTGTTTCGGTTTTAATGTATTAAATAACTCATGGTATTTCATTTTTCTCTTCCTCCCCTGAATAAAATCCAATATTCCGTTAATACTGTAGATACATTGTTATCTTTCTCCGATTTTTTTACATGAGCAGTTAGCTTTTGCTAGCTGCTCTTTTATTTTTCATCACCTTTTTGATAAAATGGCATACTTTGTATTGAACAAATTTTCAATACACCTTCATAGAGCCTGCTTAAATGTTTTAAATTCACTCCGAGAAAGAGCACTGTTCGAAGGTGCTCTTTTTTATAAAATGAAATTTTTGTTTAGTTTTCTACTCAATTACCTCAAATTCGGATGTTTGACAAAACTTTTCGTGATAGCATCCGATTTGAACATCATATTCCCCATACGTATCTCGACTTATTGAATGAATTGTTTCAACTTCATCTTGATACATAACCTGATCTCCAACTTTTAAATCTCCTATTTTTCTTATCACAGGTTCATCAGAAATATCCTTAGTTAACTTCACAATTCCGATATCTTCTTTTGGCTCGACCGAGTAACCCTTTTCTTGCAGAACTTTAGCGACCTCCTGCATATCTTTCCATGCTGCTGTACCTGGCCCAAAATTAATAGTAACTTTATTCATTTTCATTCTCCTTTTCTAATAAAATAGCGTTTTTGTTGAAAATCACACCTCACCTATTTGGACACATTTACCAGTATTTTTACCAAAAAATTCATGATATTGTTAATTAGTCGAGTACGTCATCACTTGACAATTACCCTTAGAAGCCTCGTAGATAATTGGGGCTTCTTTTACCAATATATAGTTGTCAAAATAATCAGTTGAGTGTTACAATATCCTAGATTCTCCTTAGGGAGTTTTCATGTAATTAAACAAGAGTTTACAAATTCTCGAATCTTAGTCCCTTGGAGCGCCCTTCAAGGGGCTAAACTAATTAAAATAACGATTTTATTTAGTTTCATACATAGATGTGTTATCATGTTATTGTACTCCTAGCGAGTTACACCAAAATATTTTTTCCTACTCTTGCCTCTTGTTTACCCACAAGAGGCTGCTCTATTCAAATAAAGATTTTATTGTACAACTACACATAGCTAAACAGCATGCATACATTATGGTGTGTATTCATTCAATATAAGTTTTAGTAAGAGAGTTCTTTGGCAAGAGCTCTCTATTTTTAAAATAAGAACTTCGTTTAATTTCCATTAACTTTTTTGATTCCTTTGAATACATTATTATTGCAAGGAATTCCATAGAGTACTCTCGTCCAGTCACCTTGAATTTCTTGCAGACCTTGTGTGAAGAATCCGTTTATAACAAACGGGTTCTTTTATTTTTGGTTATAAAATAACTATTTTGTTTGAACCTATTCACCAATTTCATACTTTTACATACTTTAATACTACCTTTCTGTATAATGTGAGTTCGTCACCTCCATTATGATTAGGTGTAAAGAGCGCCCTTGATTAGCGCTCTTTTTTGTTTACTTAAAATTTTCACCTTCACTCAAAACATACATATGATATATTGCTGTACATTTTCAATTCTCACTTTTCGATAAGACTCTCCATTAAAGAGCGCTTTCCCATGCGCTCTTTTTCTATTCAAATAAGAATTTTGTTTAAATTTCATTAACCTTATTGATTCCTTTGCATACAGTATTATCACAAGGGATTCCATAGGTGGCTCTGGTCCAGTTACCTTGAATTCCTTGCACACCTTGTGGAAAGAATCCGTTTATAACAAACAGATTCTTTTGTTTTTGCTCGTATAATACGAATTTTGTTTAGTTATCATTTGATTAATCATATTTAGATTTTATTAACATACCTTAATATTAATCAGGAATTACACTACCCCCCAGTAGATTTGTAATTCCTGTAATTGAGCCTATGGCTCTGATCAGAACCTGTTTGTTATAAACAACAGGTTCTTTTTAATCCCTCTTTACGAATATTCTTTTCCACATTACACATACTATCTACGAGTCAGCTACACTCTTTCAAAACGGAGTTTTACCCCTCCGGACTGTTTAGGCACATGGCAGGTGATTTGGTCAATTACCTGCCATTTCCGATTAAAATAACGCTTTTATTAAGAAACCTTTTCTAACTCGTATTCGGTAAACCATGTAGATGGATGTTCTACAATGTTGTACTGTACTTCCCAACCTATATTGCCTGCATACCACCAATAATCAACCGTAACTACTTCGCCAGTTGCTTTAATCCGAACAGTTTCCCCATCCTCAAACAAATGCTTTCTCTCGATCATCCTTTTCATCTCCTGATCAAATAAAGATTTTGCTAAAAATGAATCAAATTACATATTCTTGTCATACTAATCACAATACAATCTGCTTCTTACCCAGATTGTACCTACTTGAGCAGCTAGTTTTGCTAGTTGCTCTTTTATTTAAAACAATGTCATCTGCCCGCTCTTGTTTTGCTCTTCCAATTCTTTTATTCTTTTCTCAAGTCTTTGTATTTCTTGATGTAAGAGATGGATTGTTTTGCTATTGTTATTTCGTAAATCAAGGCATCTTCTATGAACCATGTTGTACTGGTCAAAATCAATCTCATCTTCAAAAATTAATTCATCACATATCGGACATGCCCCTAAAATACAACCGGATGCCATATTCATTCTTCCTTTCTACAAAATAAGAATTTTGTTTAATTACTATTAACGTTTTAGATTTCTTTGAATACATTAATATCAAAAGAAATTCTATAAGGTGCTCTGGTCCGGTTACCTTGAATTTCTTGCAGACCTTGTGTGAAGAATCCGTTTATAACAAACGGGTTCTTTTATTACGTTTCCTAACTTATAGTAATGTCCTTATAAAAACATTCATATATATTTATCAGATACACTTTGAAATCCCTAAAGTATTATACGGGTAAGAATTGAATGCCCACACTATTCGTCTAATTTTTATAAACTTATTAAAAATAACATAGATACACAAAAAAGCTACGTTTTATATAGGCTAAAAAATCATCTTACACAAAGGAGTTTGATTATTTGTGAATTACCAAAATGATAATAACTCTAACATTCACAAACCTTGCTCTTGTCCATCTCCCACGGCTAACAATTTAAATGTTGTTCAAACTACCCCATCAATAGTTTCTGTAAACTCTGCGATTCCACTAGATACCGTGGTAAATTCTAATGGCACGGCAATCTCATTCACACCACCAACAACTGTTTTACTTGAAGGTGGAAGAACCTATTTGGCAATCTATGAAGTGCAAGTTATCATTCAACCAGGAGGTAATTCGGCAGGTATCACTATGTATCTGAATAATAATCCAATCATTGGATCAGGTACTTCTCTAGGATATACAGCCGGATTCACTTCTGTATCAGCCCCCGCAATTTTCACTACACCTCCAGGTATAACAAGTACGCTTACTGTTAATGTAGGACCATATTCTAATGCATTAAATACGTTGGGCTTAACTCTTGCTGTTGTAGCATTAACATAGTAAAATCTAATACTTTCTAAAATAAATTTCTTTGTCCTTTAACTATGATTTGGAGTTAGCCCCTAAGAACTCACTATAACTACATATAAAAAAAGAATATTATTTAGACCATTAGTACCGGGGAACTCGACTGACAAAATTGCAAAGTCACCTATTTTCCTATTAAAATAGCGTTTTTATTTAGTTTCACTCTAAAACTAAAATTTTCATTTTTTCATTCAACCAAATTCATAACATATTCTTTTCCTCCGATAAAAGAATGATTAGGTGTCCCATGCGTATTTTATCCACTGGAAATAATACCTTTCACGTACTTACGTATTAGAAACTTCATTTCTGCTTCTTCTGCAATAGCAATTTTGTTCATTTTTTTGATACATTTATGAAACATTCACATGTTATCTTCAATATGTTCTATTCTTTTTGAAAAACCATGTGAGAATACCAAAACAAGAAGCCCTAGAGCCCTAACTCTAGGGCCTCTTGTTTTTAAATAACTATTTTATTAAAAACTTCACACCTTTTATTTGGACAAGCTTATGATGTACTATCATAGGGTTTTCCTTTTTTCAAGAGTACATATTTGATATGTACTCTTTTTTTCATTCCCTTTACGAATAATCTTTTATACATTACACATACTATCTACGAGTTAGCTTCCCATGGCTACACTCCAGACTGCTTTAGATCACGGCAGGTAATCTAGTCAATTACCTGCCATTTTCGATTAAAATAACGCTGTTGTTTAATGAAAATTAATTAACTATAATTTGAAAAATCGGAAACATTTATTCAATGTTTTTTCTGAATACTCATGTTATTATTTATGTGCTGATGTTCACCATCCCAAGAACTCAGTAATTTCATCCACAGGCTCCACTCTCACCCTTTTGAGAGTAGAGCTTTTATTTATAGAACTGTACTTATCACTCTGTGTATATTTGTTCAAAATTCAACTTTTATTTTTATTAAAATCTTCAATACCATGTAAAGTTTACGTAAAGATTGCTATGATTCAGCCTATCTACCTCAAGAACGTTATATAATGAATTTGCAAACACCTAGTTTGCACACAAGTACCTTTCTGTACGACATAACTCTTTTGCTAGGAGAAATCCTAGCCTTTTTTATTTAAATCTAAAACACGGGATTCTCAGGCTTTATCACCATTTTTGCTCTAAATCGATACCCCTTACTTTCTAAGTAGCCAGCAAGTATTAATGCACTTTTCCCAAACCTTTCTGCAATTGCATCTACCGTGTAACCTTTTTCAAATAGGTCTAAACTAATTCGTATTTCATCTTCTGTATAAGATGCATGACTTTCTACAGGTCTCTCGAATATCCCAAGCTCCTCCAGTTTTTTCTTTATTGCACTTTCTGTTCGCTGGAGACGTTTCGCGATATCCAAATACGTATAACAATTCGTTTTGACCATACTTTTTAGTAATAATTCATCTTGTTTGGTCCAAGGCTCTCTCTCTTTTTTCCTTCTATACACATCCGCATCACGTTTCTCTTTCATCCATTCTGGTTCAGGTCCTAAAATTCCATATTCAACCTTCGAAAAATCAACTACCTGTTTATGTCGTTTTAGCCAACCCCAAAAATCCTTATAGTAAACAACCTTAATTTTTTGAGTTTTTGCAAATAGCTTTAGTCTTATAGGAAATGCGAACCTTTCATACCACGATTCAATTGTTTTATAACTTACTTGTAATACATCTGCTAATTGGAGCACTGTAAGCCCATTGAAATGTAACCGTGGATCACTTAACCCTATACGATTTGCTTTTAGTTTTATGGCATTTACAGTGCGATCTAACTTCTTCGCGATACTTTTAATGCTGTATGTCCCCCAGGAATCCTCCAGATACGCTATTTCTTCTTTTGTCCAAAGAATAACTTTCCCCACTGTTCCGCCTCCTTTTAGTACCCGGATGCCTGACGATCATGATTAATTTTATTTTTTTCGATATATGCGTTGTAAATTTCAATAGCCGTAAATCCAAGTGCTGCACCTAAGTACGCCAAGTCATTCATCAAGGTCATGTAGTGTGCTGCAGTCCATAATTTGTTTTCATATAAATCGTTAAACACATCAATAATTTCCGTTTTTGTATTTCCTTTGTTATTACGTACTACAAAGGCATCGATATATTTATTCCATTCACGTTCTAATCCAATCGATAAAGCAAAGTGAAGCGCATCAACAAATTCGTCTAATAACGGATTGTAGTACACCTTATCTTCTTCCATCATTTGACCCTTGTTACGTACACCTTTTGTAATCGGCTTGTTATTTTCACTCCAGAACTTATGACCGCGCCACATATGAAGCAATTCACTTAGTTCATCACGAAATGATAATTTCTTTTCTTGAAACAATGGAACGTTTTGTAAACCACGTTTTTCAACAATCTTGTTATCAAGGTCTTTTTGAAGCTGGAATAAATGAATGATGTTCATTGTTTTGCACGCTCCCCTTTTTTAAACAAATCTATAAAACTTCTCACCATTCTTTCTACACTGGCACCAGTTAAGGAATTAACAAAAGGTGCAGTTTCTGCGAATTTTAAAGAGTCCTTTTCAGGTATTCCTGCACAAATCAACTTTTCTTTTACAGCTTCAATAATTTTTACTCTCTTCTCATTCTTATTATTGAACTGAGCCTCCACGATCTTTACAGCCTCATCCTTATAGCAATCATGTTTTTCCATGTAGTAATACACTTCTTTCCAGAACTCGTTATCTTTCACTACAGTCATCTCAATCGCCCCCTTCTTATCTAGTAATCACAAAGTTAACAATGGCCGCTACCACCATATAAGAAACAAATAACGAAATAGACTTTTTACGTAAATTTTTAATCTGTTCCCGTAATTCGTTATTTTCTTTCAATACACGTTTTGCGTAATTGTCTTTCACTTTCACCTGAGACTTGTATAAATCAACTGCTAACTGCAAATCACGATTTTCTTGCATCACATCTTTTAACTGTTGCTCCGAATTGTCCAAATACACTACCGCCTTTCGTGGCTCACTTTTTGCTACTTTTCTTTTTTGCTTACTCATTTCACGTTTTAATCTTTCCATCTTCCGATCACTTTTCCGATTTTCGTACCCCTTTCCTTGCTGTCTACCACCCACAACTGCACTTCCTTTCTACAGCTTTTTATTTTCTTAAATGCTCTAAAAATAGTTCATTAAAATTCTCGTTTTCTAATTCTTCCAATCGCTTCTGTATACGCTCTAAACGTACTGGCCCCAAACCTAACACTTCTTTTACCGCTCGTAATGCTAATGTTCGGCCATCTTTATACGATAAAAGGGATACTTGCTGCACTTCACCTCTGTGAAAACTTTGCCGCTCTCTTGTTTTCTTTCTCTCACGTTCACTCGCCCGGCGTTGTTGGCGGTTCAAGGCGTTCATCATCTTCCCTCCATTTTTTAAAGCAACTGCTGAATAGTAATTCTGCGTACGGATCCTGTGGTGCTGGGTCTAACACACCAGTCTTTTTATCTTTTCTTAATGAACTTACTACCCAAACCATGTTGTACGGTTCTCCAGCAATGCTTCCCACAATTCTTGCTGGTTTTACACGTGGTAATGCTGTTGCGTGACGCTTTGTAAACATCGATTTACGCGGTCCCTCTCCTCTTCCCACATGCTATTCCTCCCTTTGTTTAAGCCAGGACTCAACACTCATTTTCTCGCCCCATCGATAACCTACACTTCCTTCTGCCTCAATCGGAACTGGAAATCCTGGTACTGGAGGTTGCTCCATAACTTGTTTAATTTGTTTTTCTACTGCAACTACAATTTCCGGATCATCATCTATTTCAAAAATGATTTCATCGTGAATTTGTGCAATCATATCGGCACTTCCATGAGAAAGTACGCCTTCTTGTTTACCGATAGATTCATAAATTTCATTTTGTACTTTCTTCATAATGTCAGCGGCACTTCCTTGTACTGGTGTATTCGCTGCTTGTCTTTCAGCAGAGCCACGATCTCTTCTATTCGCGCTGTTAATGCCAGGTAGTAATCTCATATACCCATAAATCGTTTGTACATAGCCTTGCTCCCGTGCTTCTAAAACAATCTTGCGCTGATACTCTGGTATGCGTTTGTACGCTGTTTTAACAGCATTCACAATTTGCGCACATTCATCTAATGTTTTACGAATCATGTATTTCGTTTTAAATGTGAGCTGAAGAGCAAACTCTGTCCCTCCATAACTTATCGCTTAATCCCATATTTCTACGGGCGCTGACTATACCTTATAACGGTGTTTTTGTGATATTGTGCTTCAGCTTTTCTACGCGCTTCTATTGCCTGATCTTTCGTTTTAAAATAACCAATTTGATATTTTTTCCCGTTTACTGTGATTTCAGCTTTCCATCTATTACGTGTCTTAAACCAATAAACACCAGTAACGCCTGATGTGTTATCAGAACGCGTCTTCTGATTTGTCATATTTATCTGATGGCTAACAATTCGTAAATTACTTTTTCTATTATCTAGCCCGTTATTGTTGATATGGTCTACTTCTAGCGATCCTTTATAATTCAAAACAAATCTATGAAGTTTTATTCGCTTTCCTTTTATGCGAGCTACTGCGTAACCACAATTTTCATACCATCTATACATATTAATTTTTTCTATATCCTCCAGATCAACCTGTGTTCTGGCTTTTTCGTTTCCTTGTTTATCATAGAGAATAAGTTCTGCGTAATTTTTATGAAATACAATTTCGTTTCTTCCCAAGTTCTTCACCTCCTTAACACCGTTACCCCACCGTATAAATAAGCTCGATTGATTTAGGTAAATACCTAGCCGGCTTATTATAAGTCGATACACTACCTTTTAAGGCAGCACGGGATTAACATAGACAAAAGTCTTTAGCCTTCCCCGTTTTGAGTGAGTTTTACTTCGGCATAAGTCCTATTACTCTACCGAAGTTGCCTGCCTTGGCATCCGTACGTTCTTTCTTTACAATTTCATCTTCAGGTTTTCCAGTCATTACAGATGCTGTTCTACGATGCATGTCACCGCCTGTGTTAAATAGCTCCGTCATGACTTCATCGCCTGATTTCCATGCCATTAAGCGAAGCTCGAACCCTGAGAAGTCAATGAAGAATAATATCTTTCCTGGTTTAGGTACAAAGAAGTTTCTTATCTTAAACTCATCATTATCTGGTCTCGGTACGTTTTGTCCGTTCGGATTAAAGCTGTTTAAGCGTCCTGTTTCTGTGAATGGACTGTACCCTGCATGAATCCGTCCACTCATAAAGTTCAAGTACTTTTCACGTCCTATGATGTGCGAAGAAAGTAATGTCGTGTATTTTTGGATTTTCTTCAGCTGATCGATAACCTCCAACGCTTGTTCCTTATAAGGATGTGGTTCACGTTTTGCGATACGAATCGCTCCGCGTTCTAGCTTATCTAAAGTAGGATCCTTTTCCGGATCGATTTTTTCCCAATTTTCAGGAAATGAAACACCGAGGTATTTTTCCTCGTCGATATCGTTCAGCTTGTTTTCAAGCATAAATGCCATATCGATAAGCGCCTCTTGATCAAGACTCGCGCCTGTTTTTCCATATTTGGCAATCGGTATTTTTAAGTAATCAAACATTAAGCTTTTCACTTCGTTCGTTTTACCTGATTTACCGGTATTTATATCAATATTGAACGTTTCTTTCGCGATTTGTTTAATACGTTCAGCCGCTTGCTCTTGCATAATTTCTGCTTCTTGTTTCTTTTGCGTTGCAAGGTTTGGATCCCAATTCATCCCCCAATATTCCATAAGGCCGATAACACGTGTGAATGGCATTTCAATCTTATGAAGCCATTCCTCATATCGCGGAATTTGAGCTGCAATTTGAGACCAATATTCGTAATGCTGCACAGCATAATCCGAGTCTTCAGCTGAGTAAAGCAACCCTTCACCTTTACTCGCATCAATTTCGTCAAAGAAATTGACCTTGTATTTCTTTAAAAGGGCTGAAAAGTCGTTCATCGTTACACCAAAAATGTGTTTCGTAGCTGGTTTTAAACCCCATCCGCTTGTAGGTTTTTTCGGGTTATTAATCTTTTGAGGTGCTGCGATTTGTAAACACCGTACCCACATAATCAATGGATCTGCTACTTTTCCTAAAATGTATTTACCGTACTTCGCTGCATATTTCGTTTCAAAAGACAAATTGACCGCAATCTTTAATACCTTTTCATTTTTAAATAGGTATTCATCAAGCAAATCTAGAACTAATTTCCTAGCTTCATCTCTATCCATACTTGGTTCAAATACTTGGCCAATTTTATGTGAGATTGGAACAACTCTTGACTCGTGTGCCGCCGCTGACAGCGATACCGTACAAATTTCACCTTTCCACGGATCCAATGGTGTTTTTAAATACGCTTTTTCTAAGCTCTCACTTCGGCTTTCCGCTTCTTTATCATCGATAATCCCTGTAGTACGTGCTTCTTCTATATCTTCAAACGAATTTTTATAATGCACTCTAATTTCTTTACTTGCTGCAGTCTCCCAGTCGAATCCTACTTTACCTGTTTGTATACAACGTTCTAAGTATTTCTTTAACTCTGAGACTGTAAGAATCGCTTTATAATCTTTCACTTGCTGCGGTTCTACTTTTGGCCAAACAATATCGAATTGTCCCGGCTTTTTCTTTTTTTCCATTTCAACCGCTAGTTTTGATTCTTTTACCGGTACCTGTTTTTTACTACTTGCTAATGTTTTAGGTCTTCCAAATAAACTTCCGAGTTTCATATTTTCACTTCCAGTCATATTTGTAGTGCTTGTCCATATAATTAGTAGTACTCATCCTGTATATGATCAAAGAGTCCTTTCTTCATACAATACGCAATGTAGGCATTAAAGCGTGGTGTTTTTCGATAACCACCGCTTGTTAAAAGAATCATCCTCATTTTCGCTAATTGATTTACGATTGCTTTCGCTTCTTCTTTATCGATAGAAAGCATCGCCTCAACATCACCAAGTCGTAAATACTTCTGCTGAGCGAACAGTTTGATAAACTCATAGAATTTCATTTCGCCTGTTAACGTATCAATTTTCTTAAGATCTGCCGTAAACTTCTGGTATCTTTCTTCTGTCATTTCTTCTTCTTTTATTGCTAAACGAGCATAGTAATTTAAGCCGCAACCTGGAGCATTGTATAAAGCTTTTAAATACTCCCCAATAAACTCAACGTGTCCCGGCCAAACTTGAATTCTTTCGCCTGATTCATCAACTGAATGCGTAAGAGCTGCAAGTGCAACTGCTAATCTTGCTACTTTATTCCGCTGATCTGAAGGAGAAACAAGTGGTATGTCATTCGCATTTCCATATACTTTCGCAAGGTCTGTCGCAACCTCCAGTACTTTATCAATCGTACCGTCTGTAAATAGCACGTCCTCCGGCTTACGGGACCAAGCATATAAGATGTTATTTTTCAAAGTATCCTTCTGTATAATCGATGGATACGTAGCAAGCGTTTGGTTGTACAACTCAGGATCCACATCACTCGCTCTCATAAAAACTGCAAAGTCAAAACGACGTATATCCTCGTTATTGAAAATATCTTTTAAACTTTCTGCGCCTTGAGAGTAATCAGCAAGTCGTTTCCCTTTCGGTACGTTCCCTGACATGATGGCACGTACTCTACAAGGTGTTTCAGCTGTTACAGCTCGTTTTACTTCCAGCTTCCCGTCAGAACGAGCGAGCGTCATTTCACCATAATCATCTTTCGTAATACCTGTATCTTCATCGATCCAAATCATTTCTTTGTCCGCTAACGGCCATGCCCCCCAAACGATGTACCATGCACCTTGAGCACCAGATTGTTCCATCTTGTACGTTAGACCTGTACGAGAAGTACTTTCCGCATTCACGCGTGTTCCAAGCCCTGCATATTTCATTACTTTTTCAATGAGCGCAGACTTACCAGTACCTGTGTCACCAACGATTTTCAATTCCACCCAACCACGTAACGGATTTAAATCCCACGGTACTTTAAAACGTAAAACACTATGAAGTGTTAGCAATACTGCAAGTAGCGTTTCGTCACGTTCTACAATGTGTGTTACGTTGTACGTTAAATCGTTACAAATAGCTCCTAATTTTTGTTCAATCGATTCTGCTGTATAATCAGCCGGCTGAAATGTTGCTAAATCTTCTTTCACTTGTTCATTTAGCTCAAAACTTTCAACCACATCCTGAAGCGGTACCGCACTCTTTACAAGTAGTGTTGACTCCTGATTCTTTGGATGTGGGTATACATAACCTGTTAATTCGTAGTACTTATTCTCACTTACGTTTAGTCCATTTACGGCGTACACTTTTCGTAGTACATAATTCCCTTTATGCTGCTCTTGCTTTTCGTCATCTTCTTCAGCCATCGGGATTACAAGCAACTCTTCAACGTTCATGTTTTCTAAAATATCGGTATTGTATTTCGGACAATTTGGAATGCCTGATATTTCTCGTAAAATGCCTTTTATATTATCGTCACCTACACCTGTCATTTGAATAACTTCCCGATCACTTACGCCCAGGTCTTTATATCCTGTATGTGTATGGATGTCGTATAGAGGGCAATGTACCTTTTTACAACTTTCTCTGCCCCAGCAATGGTACTCAATGTTTTTCGGAATGATGTAAGGCGTATGCTTTTTCCCTGCAACCATGACACGTGTTTTTACAAGCTTTCCAGTGAGATCCGCATTGCCTGTCTCTGCTAAATGAAGTAACTTTGCATTTTCTTCTTCCTCAGCATTCTTCTTAATGCAATGACACATATCACCAGCACACGCTACACGTTCATAATCTTTGCTTCCCGGTTTCTTTTCGCCATGTAGTGAACGAATAAACGCGCAACCAAATTTGTATGTATTATCACCGCTGTATACCGCATCGATAACACTTCTCGTATTCGCAACACGTTGTTGCTTACCATACTCGTTACTCTCAGATGTGAATTTAAGTACCCAGTCTTCCAGCTCTTTCATTGTTTCTTCTCTCGTGTAGCCAGCGTCTTTGAAGTAACATGCAAGCTGTACTGTTGCCTGGTTTCGGTCACCGTCTTTTTTCCAGCCACCATTTAAAATATCAACTACACATGCTGGTGGTTTATCTTTCTTAAACTGGAATTCTTCTTTCGCATACTTACGAGCACTCGTTGCTGCAGCTTGCTCATATTCTTCTGTCTTATTTATTAGTAAATACCCTGTACGAGGTCTGTATTTCATTGCCTTTTTACGTTCTTCTGCCGTATAAGGTAGATCGTCAGCGTGTCTTGGCGATTTCGCTAAATCTTTAATTTCTTCCAGAGTTAATTTGTTTAACTCATTTACACTAATTTCTGTTTTAAATAGGTTTGTTTTTTGATGCATACTGTTCGGTAAACGGATCATCCGCTTTTCTGTATACACCACAAGGTCTAGTGACGTGAGTCCTAATCTATGGACTAAATACCCAGCCATATGTTTGAAGATTTTATGAAGGTCGTTTCTCGGTTCAATACCGAGCGCATCGGAGCTTATTAAGATGTGGAATCCTTTTGATCCAGAAAAGTAAATCCACATATCCGATTCACGAATATCCATCTCTTTCGTAAAAAATTCCACCAGCTTTATTGCATCCTTTTGGCTGACTGATGGGTCTTCCGCATGGTCAAGGTCAAAATATAGGGGAGCAATAAATGCCTCCCCCTTTACTTTTGTGTCGTTCGCAAATCGTTGAACTGTAGCAAAGCAATTGAAATTGAATGCCTCTCCCGTTTGGAATTGCTTCACTTCAGAGGAAGGGATTCGTTTCCACGGAATGCTTCTACCGTTCTGATTGCTGTACCATGCGTCTACATATTGATACTCACTTGTTTTATCTTTCTTTTTTGCCATTTGTAGACGCCCTCCTTAATTATTCTGAAGCTTGTTCTGCTTGTTCTGTTTCTTCTACATTAATTCCGTAATCTTCTGGTTTAAATACGCCTACAGGCTGGAAGTCAATACCGATCCATTGGTTACTTGCATTTGTGCGGCTCTTTCTTTCAGCTGTTACAAGACGTGTAACAATTCTGTTTACCCCAAGTTTTGACGGGATTTCTAAAGCTTTATATTTCCCTGTGTATACATTCATCGCAAAACGACCGAAAATAATTGTGTCTGTTGGGCTGAAGCTCATTAAGTAGATACGTGGGAAATCGTCAGGACTTAGCGTTGATACTGGTACCACTGATGCCATATAACGAAGCTGAATAGCGTCTAACTCATATCTTTCTTGTGCTTGCGGGTTCTCAGCTAGCCACTGATTTAACACTATCTCTGCTTCTTCTTTTGTTCTCTCAGCTACAATTAATTGTCCAGCCTCCGGTGATTCTTCTAATCCCCATACAGACCAACGTTGCTCACCGTATCCGATTACTACATCAATATTGTCACCATACGATACGTTCTCATCGTCTTTCTCGACAAAATTACCTTTCTTAGTAACTGTTAACCACTCACCCATACGGACAAAATCCATATCGAGACCGTTATTCGCTTCAACAAACCCCTGCTTTGTTTCTTCTAAAATAGCTGTAATATAATTGCTACCATCGTTTCTTTTCGCCACCGCGTTATTTTGTACCACTACTTCATTTTGATTTGTTTCTTGTGTCATTATTTTTTCCTCCCGCGCCCCTGTAGGCCATGTTTTTTCCATGCTTTTCGTTTTGCTTGGCTTTTCTTTTTTCGATAGGTTACTTTTCTGTTATACGAAATCTCGTAATCTTTCGAATCGTATTCCGGAACCTCAACCAATATCGGGATTCCTCGTTGAAGAGTTAAACTTTTACCGGATCCTCTTGCAAACACCCTTATCACTTTTTTAACAATTTTTTGGCCTGTTTCTTTCAAACCCACTTACTCCACCTCTTTCGCTGAAGCAATTAGTTCTGTGATTTCATAAAGCACACCCACATACTCGTACTTTTCCAACGTTATCACCCCTTTCACCAAGGCATATCATTTAAGAAGTCAGCCACTGTATCGCGTTCTGTTTTCGGCTTTCTTGGTACTGTTAATCCGATTCTGCTGTATACTTTCCTACGGCTGTGATATTGGTCCTTAAATACTCCAACATTGTAGTCAACGTAATCAAACCAGTATGCTTCTTTATCAGGATTATTTCGATCAGGGCGCATGATTCGTCCAATTTCTTGCTCTACTGATGAACCACTATTACTCTCACGGGAGTCACCACGCTTCGGCATTACCATGTGACCAACTGCTAAATGCTGCATGTCCAGTCCTTCACGAGCTAACTGAGTAGCAAATAAAATGTCTATTTCTTTTCGGTCGCAAGCCTCTAAAATGTCTTTACGTTGCTGCTTTGTTACTTGCCATTCGCGAAATTCTTTTTCCGTATACTGTGAAACCTTTACTTGCCAGCCAGTCTTAATTTGCTTTTTATTAACGGCGTAACCACTATCGATAAGCTGTTGTGCATGTTTCTCACTTTTCGCTTTTCTCCAGGTGTAACGACTGATTCCACCATGTACGACTGCTGTTCTTACATTGATACCGAATTTCGTTTCGGCCATTCGTTTTACGAGTTCCTCGAGTACGAAACAGTAGCGAACTGATTCTGTTATAACAATGGATGGACCTAAACTTGCAGACTCAACAATATTCTCAGAAACTAACTTCGCACGCTTCTTATCTGAAATAAGGTGACGAATTAGGTCTGTATAATCGAGATCTTCTCCACCAGCATCTACACTATCAATCTCGTTACGGTTACTTGCCGTCTCGTAATTGAACTCGGTATATACGAATTTCACTGCCGGTTTTATTAGTCTCCCAGCTTCATACATTCCGTCCCTACTAATCTCGTACACTTTCGGACCTACACCGTTGTACATATAGATTTCCAATCCATCTTTTCGAGAAGGTGTTGCAGTTAGTCCAATCATATTTTCAGCTGTTAACTTCCCAGCCGTTTCAATAAATTGTATTGCCGGAAAATGATGGGCTTCATCCACTACTACCGTCCCGATAAAATCGTTTAGTGCATCAATTAAATGTGGATTTCGCTGTAAAGTTTGCACTGTAGCAACAATTAGTTTACCGTCTCCCCAATCATGTACGCCGTCACCGAAAAATCCGATATGACCGATACCAGGCATTGTAGCCTTAGCTCGCTTTGCGGATTGATACATTAAATCTTTAGTGTGTGTGAGCCATAGAGCCGCTTTACCTTTTTCATAGATATAGCGCATCCCCATTACTGTTTTACCTGAACCAGCTGGTGCTACACCTATTCCGTTTTCTTGCATAAGTGCTTCAACCATTGGTGTCTGGTCTTCTTTTAAAATAAACCCGTCATTCCATTCGCCGAAACTAACATCTCGGCCATATGAAATCTGTGACGTAATAACTTTACTTGGATCGTATCCTAAGCTTTTCAGTACCTCTTGCAACCTTGACAAGAAGCCTCGAGGCGTAACAATGTCACCTCTGTCATATACAAACAATTCAAGTTTTGCTTGTACGCCCCATGTAGGTCTACGTTGTTTTTTCGCTTTCAAATACGCTGGATTATCAAAAGTTAGCGCCTTAGTAATTGCCGCCTTAAGAGGTGTACTAGCACCTCTTATTCGGATGTTGTCTTTTACAAAGATTTGTAGCAAGTGAGCACCCCCGATAGATCGTAAGAAGGTTCGTGGTATGTAAGTCTTGGAAGTGGTACACAGGGAACCGTCTGACTTTGAAATTCTTCAAGTTTTATATGGTTCACGTTTCGTTTTTTCATATGGATAAGAGCTGTAATAAGTCTAAATGCGTAAGCCTCGTCGAGCCTCTTGCTTTCGTTTAGAAAACTTATAAACACTAAACCTAAATTCTTTTCAATAATTTGATCAAAGTCTCTTAAACCGATAATCTGATTCGGTCTCATATAATCTAGTGAAAATCTACGACTCTCTGTACGTTTCATTTCAGCTAATATATTTACTTCAGGTGTTATTACAATCTCGTCACCTGGACGAGTTGCACCTGCACCATCTGCAATTCTCATGCGCCATACATTCGGAATTTCTCTCCAGCTTCTTCTAATTTCAGCTTGGAAATCATCCCCACGTTGCTGACGTTCACGCTGTTTATTTCTCATTGCTGTTTGTTTTGGATCCATAGCAACCTCCTATGCCAAAAACTTCAGTAGATTCGCTTGTACATAAGCTTTTGCCTTTACAAGATCAGCTGATTCTTTCGCCGTTTCCCAGGCATCTTTTGTTTGATAAATTTTAATGTCAATTGACCCTAATTCTTGCTCTACATCTGTAAGTTGTTGACGTTCTTCTTTGCTGTAATGCAGGCGATACGCATCACGTAATGTATCGTTCGTAAGAGCGACTTTTTGACTATTTACATAAGCGAATTGATTACGTCCCTCACCTTGAATTTGCATAAATGCTTCAGCTTCTTTTAGTTCTACAGCTGTTTTTAGTTTTACTTTTTGTTTAATTAGCTCTGCTTTCTTACCATAAGCTTCTTCACGCGCCTTGCCTTTTTCAAGAACATCCTGTACTGCAGCATCGATTTGTTGTAAAGATGCTTGTAACTCAAGTGGATCTAATACACGTACATAATCAATGGGCACTTTCTTCCCTAAAATTTCTGTTGCTGCTGCAAGCAACTTTTCTGTTCCATGCACTTCTTGTAAACTACGAATTTGATTATTTAATTCACTCATTTATTGAAACCTCCTCAGGATTTGTGCAACGTATCGGTCGAACCAATTTTTCAATTGATACCTTTTCTTTTAAAACCTGGTCAATACTGATTTCTACAATTTCGATATCTAAAGCCCACTTCGGTGTGTAGCCAGCAACCTTCAACTTTAGAGGAGTAAAACCAACTACAATACCGTTCCAATTTGTTTTACAGTCTTTCTCTTTTTTACTAGAAATACATAATTGCACCGGTGTACCTTCACCTAATTCGTTTTCATCAAATTGCGGTTTAGTAACAATCACGCCCGTAATCCCTCCTTTGCCTCCGCTATTTTTGTTAACGCTATTTCCACCACATCAGGATTAATACAATCTGTCTTCGCTATACTCTCAACAATCGTATTAATATCAACTAGCACATCTTCTCCTGTTTCCGTTTGAATTAATGAGGCAAACTCCTCCATCGCATACGCTCGTTTCTTCTCAGCTTCAATCCGGCTACGATCAAGTACTTCTTCACCAGACTTTGCACTTTGAAGTGGAATCCGTTCTAAATCAAAAACACCTGGTGATTTTACGTCAATAAGAAGTACTTGTATTGGTCTATTAATCTCAGCTTCTGAAGCCGATAAACGTGTGATACTACCGATATTTGCAAACACTTTTCCATCCGAACGGTTATAAACGCCGAAACCTGTATGATCATGTCCACATAAAACCAAATCCGCATCTGTTTTTACATCTTGTACTTTTGTGTACCGGTCAAAAGGTGGATCGTGATTAAGTAGCATGCCGTGTGCTACGTGTATTTTTGTTGACTCATAATCTTCAATAACTTCTGGAGAATAACCATATCCAGCTTTATCAATTCGGTCACTGTATGGTGTAAATGTTAGCTGTACATGATTACCATCTTGATGAAACATATGAGCTTGTCCAGGATCATTAATGACTGTAAGCTGCGGGACGATTAACTCCAGTACTCTAAGGCTTGTCCGTTCATACGTTGCAAGATTGTACCCGTAAATATCATGATTACCGGCTGTCGTATAGATTGGTACTGGACTTTCTTTCAATACCTTTGCGAATTCTAGTAACACGCTTGTCGTAACCTCAGGTCTATCAAACGTATCTCCAGGTTGAATAATTGCTGTCACACCTTTGTACTTAGCTAGTGCGAAAATCTCACGGAACTTCGCAATTAAAGCCTCTTTGTAGTTATCCTTACGATTACGAGGGTTTGTACCTCGTATATGTGGATCACCGAAATATAGAAACTTCATACTCTCACCTCTGCTTTTTCGTGTTCTATAAGGTACCTTTACTAATTAGTGAAGGTCACTCGTCTCTTTTTCTTTGATAACTTCTTTTGTAACTTCACCTGTTCCAATGTCTATCGATACATGGTCGTCTTCTTTGATACCTAAAGCATTTTGGATTTCTGTACAAGCCTTATCATGACGTTCAAAAACTGGCTTTAATAGTTCCTCAGTTCGTTTTAGATACTTTTCACGAATCGGTGCAATTTCAGCTTTATATTCAGCTTGCAGTTGTTTTTTAATAGCTTTCTCCGCTTCACCCGCAGTTTGTAATTCCTTTAACTGAGCTTCCGTTGCTTTCCCGATAACTTCCTCAGTAATTTTCAAACCTGCAACATTTGCTAATGCACCTTTTATTGCATTTTTAATTTCGCATTTCATACACATATCCAAATCTCCCTTTCTATAAAGCAGTTACTATGCTTTTTCCTTGTTTTAAATATTTAATAATTGTGTTTTCTCTTTGTTCCGAATAGAATAGCTGTCTCGGATACCACTTATAGAAATCCCGGTCTCTCTTACTTGAATTACAGCTTTTACATGCCGGTAACATGTTTTCTTTCGTAAAAGGCCCACCGTTTTCTATCGAAATAAAATGTTCCTGTTCCAATTTTTCTACTGATTCACCACAATAAGCACATCGATTCGCAAAGTATCTCTTGCACTCAATCCACTCCTCAGAAGTAAACGTGGCATCAAGGTCTCTAATCTTTGCACGCCTAATCTGATTACGTTCCGCATGACGTTCTAAATTATTCCGAATCCATTGCATACTTTTTTCTATTCGTTTTTCTCGGTTCTTTTGATAGCTTCGTTTATCTATATCTCTACGTTTGTCTCTATTTTCACGTGACCACTTTGCTATCTGTTCGTTACGTTTTTCTTTATTTTTGTAATAGTGGTTCCGATGTTTTTGATTAACGGACGCTTTGTTTCGTTGGTAATAATCTTTCCCTTTCCTGCTGGTACATTCTTTACAATAGAACTGTAGACCATCTCTATTCCTCTTATTTTTGTTGAACATATCTAAGGGGAGATCCAATCCACAACTTTTACAATGTTTCAATTTTACTTACACCTTTTATTTGAGTTACATGTAAACTTACTTCACCTATTTCCGCTAAGTCTTGATTATGTGTAATAAGAACAATTTGTCGATTGAACTTATGACTATACTGTTTAAGGAAATATGCCACATTGGGTGCGTATTCTTTACTCACCATCTTCCCAACCTCATCCAAGAATAGTGGACCTCTTACACCACTTATTTCTCCTACGGCCAATCTGAGCGCTAAACTTACTACATCCGCTACACCACCGCCGCGATCATAATCAGGCGGCTTTAATTGCGTTCGTACATCTTCAGACTGTAACCAGTACTCCGCTACCGGTTGATTACTTTTTATCGCAATTTCAATTTCGAATCTGTAGTCTTTATCGAATACAACTGTAAGAGCTGACGTAACAATTTCTTCTATACGACGTTTTGCTTGCTGCCTTGCATAATCACTTGTCTTCTGAAGTAGAATTTGCACTAAATCAAACTCCCCAAGTTGCTCCTCAGCTTTTGCTTTTCTTGCTTCTGCGCTTTTTTGTTGCTTAACTAACAAATCACGTTGACCGATTTTCATTTTCAATTTATCGCTTGCCTGACGGATATCCGCTCTTGCTTTTAGAAGCTCGTACATAAAAGTAGCCTCCTTATACCTGCGGGATGAGTCGTTCTACATGCTCCAGGTTTTCTTTAACTGATGTATCAAGCTTATTGATTTCTTCCTGGATCGTTTCAGGCGTTACCCCGTACTGCGCCATTTGTTCAGCGATTTCCGTTAATTGCTTTTCAGCTGAAGACTTTTCCGCCTCTGCTTGGATTTTTGCTGTTTCTGCTTTCTTTAAATTCGCTTTTGCAATTTCAATACGTTGTTTTAATTCCATTACTCATTTCCCCCTTCAAGTTGTTTTGATAGTAAATTTTGTAGCTCGGATTCCACAAACTTTTCTTTATCTTTTAAGTGCCCAATTATGACATAGCGAATAAGCGTATCCAGTTCTTTACGATTTATCATATTTAATTTGTGAATACTGTGATAAACATGATGCCTACGAAGATCTATTTCAAATTGACCTTCCCCACTTTCTAGCGCAGCTAATGTTGACTGCACTTCAGAAAGTGCTGTATTTAAACGTCCAACGGTATTAACGTACTCATCAATTTCTTTTGTATTTACCAACACGAATCACCCCTCAATGAGAATGTTCAAAAGACATCGGCGATTCGCATAGCGGACAAACTCCACCAGCCTCGTTCCATGTCTCTTCCAATTCCTTTGTGTAATTTTCAATGTGCTTTTCATATAGTTCCAATGTACTTGTACTATGACGTACTCTTTGATGCCAGATCATATAGTTGCGTAACAACTCTTTTAATTCAACTAAATGAGTAACATTGTTCTCAGCATTTGCAATCTGTATTACCACTTCTCTCGGAACATTTAAACGTTCCACACGACTTGTCCAGCTCAAATAATAATTGTGTATATTCTGGTATTTTTGTAAGAGCACACTCATTTGACTTAGTTGTGTAATACTTGTTTCACATTCTTGTAGTTGATCTGACGTATTACCAGATACAGATAATCTTTCTACATCCATACTTGTTTTTTCGTAGCGTTGTTTAACCACGCCATGTTGTACAAAAAGTTTCTTTAACCCATCCTTTTTCTTTACTTCCTCTTCAATCACAGCTACATTAATGTGTTCAATTACAGTTAACCTCCCGACCTGTAATTGAGCTTCTTGTAATACTTGACTATACTTCTTATAGTTTTGTGATAAGATAGAAAGCAAAGAATATATTTCTTCGGATCTAGTAGAACCTTGTAACAAGTTACTTATTTCTACTAATCCATCAAATTGTTTTAATTTTTCAGTCAATGTCTTCTTGGCGGTGGACAGTGACTCGTATCTTTTTTGTAAGTCCAGTAGTGTTTGCAGACGCTGCTGGTCTTTTTCTGTTTCTTCAAGTATTTGTATAAGAACCGGCACTTTTGAGAGTCTCTCATCCTCAACAAACGCTACACGGAATTTTTCAAATGCTATCTGTTGTAGAGTTTGTAGTTGCTGCAGTACCTCTTTCTTTTTATGCAATTCTTCTACATGTTCCATCAAACTTTCAGCTGTTTTTAACTGCTGTACTTTATCATCCACATCCAAGTACTCGAGTAAGTTACCTGCTAATCTCTCAATTTCTTTTTCAGCTAGTAACCTCTCTTGCCTTGCTGCGTATGTATCTTTTGAAACACTTTTTACCGCGAGATCGACAGCTTCTGTTCCTGCTAACTTACCTAGAACTTTCGCACCCGATGATGGTGTCTCACTTATTAAGAAAGGTGCTTCAAGCTGGAATGCAAAATTTAAAGCAGTAACAAAATCCCCAAATGTTTGCTTTGTGATACCGAGCAATTGCTTTACTTCTTCCGGTACCTCTGACTTCTCAAATACACTTCCCGCATCTCCAAGATCCGTTTGGATTCTGTACGATGTTTTTCCTTTTCTACGGTGCTTTGAAATAATAATGCCGTTATCCATGTGAATCGCTACAGCAGCCTGTCCAACTGATTCGTTTACGAAAGCCTCACCTTGAGGTTCGTTAAATGCTACCCAGCGAACTGCTCGTATGATGGATGTTTTACCACTATCTGATGGTCCAGTAATTACATTCAGTCCGTTTCCTAAATTAAAATGGCTATTTGTATGTGACTGGAAACCTTCTACGAAAATCTCGTTAATGTTGGCCAACATGTTCACTCCTTTCTGTTAGCTTTAACATGCTGTTTACTGCTTTCTCTTCTGATCCATTCTTGAAGTAATTTTTACTTTCGCAACATACAGCTTTTACGTCTTTTGCTTTTACTAACCGAGTCGCATAAGTCACGTAGCGTTGCATATGTATCACCTCCTCGTATGATTAAGTTAGGTTTTTTAGGGACGGGATGTACCTATAAACCCAAGAGTATCTATTTTTATGAGATACTTAAATTTGTAGATAGAGTGTTGCCGACCACCTCCTTGAATCTTTGTATTCGGTTGAAAGAATGGTACCTCTGTCTAATAAGTAGTTTACGAA